TCATCGCGGGGCACCTTCCGGCAGTCGTTCGATGAGACCGAGCTGGAGCGCGCAGCTCGGGCAGGCGTAGACGTCGATGCTCATGTCGTGGGCGCCGATCATCCCTTCGGCACGGCCGGCCTTGACGGCGCCCTTGGAGAGCGGGGCGCGGCAGAAGACGCACGCCCACCCGGAGTGCTGGGCTCTGGTCAGCCAGGTTGCGTCGGGCAGGTCGTAAGGCTTCACGGCTGGTCGGCGAACGGGATCAGGTTGCGCCGCTCGCGGCAGCGCGCGCAGGCGGAGTGCCTGCCTCCGGGGCCGGACGGGACCTCCACCACCTGGATCACTCGGACGTCCTCACCAATGCCCTTGTGCCAGTGGCACCATCCGACCCCGGTGAGGCTGGCCGGGGTGGTCACGGTCTGCGTAGTCTCTGCCACGTCGACTCCTTCGCAGTCGGCCACGCCCCGGGAGGTGACCGCCTCGCCGGGGCATTCGCGTATCTGCCGAAGCTAGGAGCGCGATGTGCAGCAAAGCCAGCAATGTGCAGATCTTTGCAGGCACCGCGAACCAGCCGCACAGCTGTCGTATTCGCGCCCTTGACCAGCAGGCCCGACCGGGCGACGGTGGCGCAAAGAACTGCACATCGCGTGGACGGAGAAGGACGTGACACTACGGTTCATCGGAATCGACCCCGACACGAAAACGGCAGACTCTCCCACCGTGTGGGTCGACCAGGAGAAGAAGGAACTCGTCTTCCAGGGCTGGAAGCCGGACCTCGAACTGGAAGCAGAGTGCGCAGCGTTCGAGGTCCCGGGGCACGCCGTCGGCATCCCGGCCGACGAGGCAGTGATCCGGATCCCCGCGAGGATGGCGCAGATGATCAGGGAGGCGTGCGATGTCGTCGAGCGAACCGACGATCGCTGAACTCATGGCCCAGTGCACGCGCTCGGCCGTGCACCTCGAGATGCGGGACCACTACGGAGTCGCCCACGAGGCCGAGGACTTCAGGGCGTGGCTGGAGACCGGCCGACTCGACACCGACCCAGCGTCGCCGGACTGGGCCCCCTGGGTCGACCTCGTCTCGCAGGCCCTCGCCCGCGGCGTCACCGTGCGCCGGGCCCGCATCGTGTCCGAACCCGTCTCCGACTACATCCGCTACGAACACGCCTCCACCATCGTCAACGTGCAGGCCGGCGAGGACGTTCGGTGGCTGCCCCGCCGCCGAGCATCCGATATCGCCCTGCCCGGCAACGACTTCTGGCTGTTCGACGACCGCGTGATCCGATGGGGCTACTTCTCCGGCAACGGCGCCATGGTCGGCCACGAGATCTCCGATGAGCCCGCTGCCGCGAAGCTGTGCTCGGAGGCCTTCGAAGCCGTCTGGTCCCGAGCCATCCCCCACGCCCAGTACAAAATCAACTGACCAGGAAGCACCAGCAGCCAGCCCATGCCCGCCTCACCGTCCTCCTCAGCCCAGGCCGCCCGTGAAGCCGTGGCCCACCGGCTGCGCGACCTCCGCAAGGAAGCCGGCCTGACGGTCGTGCAGCTGGCTGCTGCGTGCAACTGGCACTACTCCAAGACCTCCCGCATCGAGAACGCGCTCACCGGGCCGTCGGCCAACGACATCCGCAACTGGTGCGCCGCCACCGGCGCCGAGGACCAGGCACAGGATCTCGTCGTCCAGTCCATCAACGCCGAGTCCATGTACCGGCAGTGGCGCGACCAGGTCCGTGCCGGGCTCCGGCACATCCAGGAAAGCCGGGTGAAGGCATTCCGGGAGACCGAGTGCCACCGCCTGTACTCCGCCGGCCTCGTACCCGGCCTGCTGCAGACCGAGGGCTACGCGCTCGCCGTCCTCGGGATCGCCGCGGACGTTCACGGCCTGCCGGTCGACGACAGCGCCGAGGCCGCTCGCGCCCGCATCGAGCGTTCGCGCATCGTCCACGAGCAGGGGCGCCTCTTCGTCGTGGTCATCGAGGAGCCGGTCCTGTACTACCGGATCGCCGACCCTGACGCGATGGCCGCGCAGCTCGGCTATCTCCTCACCGCCGGCGCACTGCCCGCGGTATCCCTCGGCATCGTCCCGACGGCGGCCCGACGCACGCACTGGCCCGAGGAGACCTTCCACATCTATGACGACCGGCTCGTGTCCGTCGAGTTGGTGTCGGCCGAGGTGAGCGTGACACAGCCCGGCGAGATCGCCCAGTACCTGGAAACCTTCGAGCGGCTCCGTTCCATGGCCGTATACGGCGCCGAGGCGCGCGCCCTGGTCCTCAAGTCCATCAACGCGCTGAGTTGATCCCGGACGCACGAAAGCGGCCCCGCCCTCCCGAAGGAGAGCGGGGCCGCTCGTGTTACAGCCGCCGGTACGAGGCGGTCATGGTGAGCACCGCGAGGCCGAGCAGGCTGCGGCTCTGCGGCTCCGGCGTGCTGCTGCTCGCGCCGGTGATGTGGCAGGTGTAGTGCGTGGACCCGGCACTGTCCGGCGCGCATTCCTGGGTGTTGCCATCGCCGTCGGTGAAGGTCCAGCCGGACGGCGGCGGCCCAGTCTCCCCGCGCTCCCCCTGCGGCCCCTGCTCGCCCTGGGGGCCGGGGACGGTGGAGTCGGCGCCGGGCTCGCCCTGAGGCCCCTGGGGGCCGGTGGCGCCGACCGCTCCTGATGCGCCGGGCGACGGGGTGACGGTCGGCGCTGCCTTACCCGGATCGCCCTTGTCGCCCTTCGGGCCTGGCGGCCCGGGAATCGGTACGGGGACCGCGGCCCGGTCGGGCAGGTTCTTGACGGCCTTGGTCGGGTCAGGTGCGGCCGGCGTGCCGCCCTTCGCCTTGATCTGAGCACGTAGCACCCGCACGTCGGACGCGAGGGTGGTGACGGCCTGCCCGCGCAGATCAGCCTCTGCGGAGAGCTGGTCGGCACGCGATGCCTCGGCCTGGACGCGCACGTACACGAGCAGGACGGCCCCGGTGAGGGCGAGGAGGAACGCGAGGAGGGCGATGGGCTTCCACCGTCGAGCGAGCACGCGTTCGGCGCGCGTCATGGTGTGCCTCCCAGCGTCTGCACCAGGAGTCGCAGCCGTGCCGACTCGGCCCGCTCGGCGGCGAGCTCCATCTTGAGGGTGGCCACCTCGGTCTTCAGCTCCTGGCGTTCCTCCTGGAGCTGATCCGTAAGGCTGTTGAAGCCTGTCACCGCGCTGCCCTCCCGTTGGGGCCGCCCCGCGACCTTGGAGCCGTACATGGCGGCCCCTCCCGTCACGGCGGCGCTCCCGATCACGCCGAGGGCCGCGACGAGGGCACCGTCCATGCCACCTCCAAGACGCGCTCATGGGGCAGGGTCAGGCGCCCTTGACGAAGGAAGCGCTGTTCTTGTCGCCGAACGGTCTGGCCAGGATCCCCTTGACGAGCGACCCGGCCGCGGCGAGGCCGGCCGCGGCCATCGTCTCCCAGAACGAGGCGTGGAACATGTCGGCCGGGCCCGCGGCAACGCCGACGCCGCAGGCCGCGACGACGAACGTGGCAGCGGTGCGCTCGCCGAGGTCCTTGGCGTACTGGAGGCCGGTGCGCTCCAGCTGGCCGAGGTTGGGCAGGTTGATGTCAGACATGGGGTTCCTTCCGGTCAGGTGGTGACGGTGAAGCTGTGCCGGGCGGCGAGCAGCTGCAGGGAGGTCTTGCCGGGGATGCCGTCCGCAGCGGTGCCGGTGAAGCCTCCGCCGACTGCCGAGCGCTGCCAGCGGGCGTATGCGGTGACGGTCTTGGTGCCGAAGCTGCCGTCGACGTACTGGGCCTCGAGGAGGCCTTCGGCCTTCAGGGCGCGTTCGACCACGAGGACTTCAGCCTGGTGCGTGGTGTGGCCCTGGGCTGCCGCCGGGTCGTGCTGGGCGGCGTAGACCACGTGGGCCAGGGACACTGTGGGCTTCGTGGCGGGCGCCGTGATGGCTGCGGAGGCTGTACCGCCGAGAGCCGGATCGGCGCAGATCGTGCCTTCCGGGTAGGCGGGAACGCCGTAGCCGTAGGGGCTGCCGGTGCCGCGGCGGGGGCGCTGGTGCAGGTAGACCCCGTCGCCCTGGTAGGAGCCGCTGTCGTTGCTGTTGCCTTCGATGGTCCAGATGGTGTCTGCGTCGTACTTCCACACGATGCCGGTGTGGTCGCCGCCGCCGGGCCCCATGTAGAACGGGCCGCCGAGGACGGGGTACTCGGTGAATCGGTTCTGCTTCTTCCACCAGGCGACCGCGAGCGCGCACGATGCGGTCATCGGCCACAGCGCGTCCATGCCGGTCTTGTGGGCGCCCCAGCACTCGAAGGTGGCGCACCACGGCTGGCCGTCCGACCACTGCAGGCCTGGGGTCTGCTCGGAGAACTTCTGGATGTTGTTCCAGTTGCCGTTCGCGTCACGGCCCTCGTGGTAGCCGGCCTGGCTCTTCAGGAGGTTGACGAACTCGTCACGGAAGCTGGTCATGGTCAGACCCCCAGTCCTTCGAGGGCGCTACGGACGGCGGCGCCGACCTGGGCGCCGGACGGCGCGGCCGGTCCCGGAGTCGGCGTCGGGGAGCCGGTGAGCGCAGGTACGGTGACGTCGCCCTGCTGGGAGAGCAGCCAGGCGAGGTCCGCGGCGGTGAAGTAGCCCCAACCGGCGTCGCCCCACGTGGTGTTCCAGGAGTTCGGCACCCAGTACTCGCCCGTCGACGCGTCGTACTTGGACAGCTCCAGCTCGTGGCCGCCCGCGATGGGGGACGTCTTGTCGACGATGATCCGGCCGTCGTTGGCCGTGTCGAACGCGCTCTGCGGCCACTCGATGCCGATCATCACGGCCCCGGACTGCAGCGCCGAGTTGAGGGCTGCGATCGAGAACGCGTGCGTGTACGTCCCGGCGAGGCCGAGCGCCTTCAGCGCCTTCGCCACACCGATCCCGGTCGAACCGGTGTCGTCCGGCGGGTAGGTGCCGGAGATCCCGTCGAGGATCGTTGCCAGCTTGTACAGCCAGACCGCGAACGACTCGTCCAGGTCATACGTCCCGGCCACGAACACGCCGTGCGAGGCTGCGGCCCCGGCCGGGGTGATGGTGACCTTCGTCGAGGCGGTACGCCCGGCCGAGTCGGTGCCGAGGATGCCCGTGCCTGCGTTACCGGTGCACGAACCCAGGCTCCCCTGGTCGAGGATCGGGATGCGGCGCGTCCACTCGACGGTCTTGATGGCGGACTTGGGCAGGACGCCGTGCGCGTACCGGAGGCTGCGCGGGTCGTGCTCGACGTGCCGGCCGAGGTGCTGGCCCGGGCGGTGGTGCTGCTCGATGAGACGGATGGTCACGTGTGCTCCTGAGGGCATGAAAAACGCCCCGGGCCGGTCGGCTGGGGCGTGGGCTGGGCGGGGAGTGGTCAGGACGGGAGCATGTCCCGCACGGTGTTCGAGGTGTACGACTTCATCCCGACGACCCCCGGGAAGCGGGGCGACAGCAGGTCGACCAACTGCTGGAGCAGGTCGTCGCCCTCCGGCTCGGTGGACTGGCTCTCGACGGAGATGGTCACTTGGAATGCGGTGATGGAGGCGTTGCTGTAGCGGCCGTTCACAACCCATACTGCGGGGTTCTGGCTGGTCTGCGGCACGTCGAGCGGCATGCGTGCTCCTATGCGGTGTAGGTGGTGACGATGACGATGCCCGGGGCACCGTTGTTGCCGGCGAGCGCGGTCTGGCTGGCCGGGTTGGAGCCGCCCGACGCGCCGCCGCCGTAGGCGTAGCCGTCGAATCCGCCGGTCTGGGACGCAGCGATACCGGTGGCCCTGCGCATGTTGCCCAGGAAAGAGGCGCCGCCGTTGTTGTACTTCAGTGGAATCAGGGTGATGACCTGCCCGTTTCCGCCGTCGCCGCCTGCGATGCGCCAGTCTCCGCCAGTGCCGCCGGATCCGCCGTTGGCGCCGCCGAGACTGGCGCTGCCGGTGGTGACGGTGGCGCCGCCACTGCCGGTGCCGCCCACTGCGGTGATGAGGGCGCCGAAGCTGGAGGTCCCGCCGTTGTTAGCGGTGTTGGCCCCTGCCGTGCCTCCGGTGCCGCCCGCGCCGACGGTGACCGCCACGCTGGAGCCGGCAGCCGCCGGGGTGAACCATCCGGCGGCGTATTCGCCCCCGCCGCCGCCTGGCGCGCACGCGGCCTGGCCGGAGCTGGTGGCGGCAACCCCGCCGGATCCGCCGCCGCCCCCCTGTACCTGGACGTGGACGAGGATGGCGCCCGCGGGCCTGGTCCAGGTACCGGAGGCGGTGAAGATCTGCCGATCGACGTTCCCGATGATGATGCCGTCGGCGGTGGTGGCCAGGGCCTGCATCAGTTCCCAGATGCGGGTGTTGTCGGTGTTCTGGGGGTACTGGATGCCCTTGGTGGTGGTGCTGCTCATGAGCTTCGCCTCCAGGAGATCGTGACGGTGAAGGCTGCGCTCCAGGAGCCGCGCCCGGCGAGGTGGATGTATGGGTCGTCGCTGCTCACGCTGATGCCGATGCCGCCGCGGGTGCCGTCGATGAGGGCCTGCCCCCAGCTGGTCGGCAGCGTGAACGTGGATGTGGCGCCGATTGTCAGAGAGGGACCGCTGGTCGTCTCGTTGAGCGTCGGTGCGCCTCCGGGGCGGCTGGTCTGGGAGACGAGCCGCAGGGTCGCTGACCGGGCCGCGTAGTCGCCGGCCGACAGTCGCTTGATCTGCACCGTGGCTCTGGTGCAGGTCGCCCCTGACAGGGTGTGTGGCTTGCTGCCGTAGAAGGCGACGCCGGTGTTGCGGCCGTAGCTGCTGCCTCCGTAGCGGCCCTGGTAGAGGTCGAACGAGTTGGTGGGGTCGCCGTCGGAGCGCCAGGAGCCGTCCCGGTAGCAGGCGGTGGCCGTCGGCACGCAGGTGAGCGTGCCGGTCCGGACGACGGGCTTGGGGGCGGGCGGTGTGTCTCCGGTGTCCACCGGCGTGCTGTCGGCCGGGGCCGGGGTCGCCGGGGTTGTGGTGGGCGCCGCGGGTACGACGTTGATCACGTAGTAGGTGCTGGCGAGGCGCGCCAGCAGCAGGACGTTCCCGGCCGCGATGGTGAGGCCGGTTGCCGCGCGTGCGGTGACCGTGATGCCGCCCACCTTCACCAAGCAGGCGTTCCCCGAGACGGCTGTCTGGGCGATGCCCCGCACCATGCCGGTACCGGCCGTGCTGACCCTGGTGTCGGCGAAATCTGGCACCGCTCCCCCTACAGCACTCGGACGGTCAGGTTCATCTCGCCGGGCGAGTACGGCAGCGACAGGATCTCGATCGCGCAGCGGGCGTTCGTGAGGCCGGCGCCGGTGACGGTGAGGATGTCGCCGGTGACCAGGCCCGGGTGCGGCACCATCGTGACGGCGAGCTTCCGGTAGGCCTGCCGCCGCAGGAGCGCGAGCTGCGCCGCGGCGGCCGTGCGGCACTGGGCAACCGTGGTGAGCAGGCTCGACTGGTAGGAGTAAGGGACTGGCAGCGGGTTGAAGTTCCCGCCGTACTGGAACGGCGAGGTGGCGCTGCTGTCGTAGGCGACGCCCTGGAGCTGGTTGCCGTTGGCGTCCTCGCCCTGGGCGACCACGCAGTTGTAGGCGCCGTCGCGGGTGGTGGATCCCTGCCAGCGCACCACCGTGCCGGTGTCCGGGTCGTCGCTGATGGCCAGGACCGCGGCTCCGGCGTCGCTGACCGGCTCGATCATGAGGTAGCCGTCCTCGGTGACCCGTTCGGCCGCGCCCCAGGCGCCGAGGACTTCGGTCACGGCGCCGAGCCGGTCGCTGTCCCACTGCATGCCGAGCGGGACCGCGCGGTCGACGAGCGTGCCGTCGAAGGAGACGGTCAGGGCCGGTTCGATGAGCGCTCGGACGACCGAGGCGAGCGTGTCGGAGGCTCCCGGCTGGAACGGGCTGACCAGTGTCGCCTCGTCGATGAGGGTGAGCAGGCCTGCGCAGCTCACCGTGACCGTGTCGCCATCGGTCGACGAGTCGGTGATGAGGAACCAGCCGCGGTTGATCCACTCGGTGCCGCTGCTGCCGATGTCGACGCCGTAGTCGATGCGGAGGATCTGCCCGTAGGCGGCGAGCGGGTGGGTGGGGTCGGTGCCGGGGTCCCAGTCATATCCCTTGTCCCGGCGCGGCACGGTGAGGGTGATCTGTTCGGGGACGGCCAGGGAGCGGTCTCGGGACTCGCTGCCGTCGGCGATGGGGATGTCGTCGGTGAGAAGCTGGCCGCCGAGCCATGACTCGGCCCTCATGGCCATCGTGTGGGAGCGCTGGACGACGGCGAGCGCCGTGGCGGACATATCGAGCATGTCAGGGTCCGAAATCAAACTGGGCGATGTCCAGGAGCGTGCCGGGGAAGGCATTGGCGATGTCCTGGAGGGTGCTGAAGTTGTTGGCGATGTCCTGGAGCGTGAAGCCGGCCGCCTCGAGGACATCCGGCCACGGCTGCGTCTCGACCGTGTCCAAGTCCCACAGCCTGTACGGGGTCTGCCAGTTCCGGCGCTCGTCGTCGTCGAGGAGCGCCAGCCAGCCGTCGACACCGGGAAGGGTCACCTCCTTGCGGATGAGGATCGTGCCCTCAGTCGCGTTGTCGAGGACGTCCTGGAGGTCTTCGCCATCATCGTCGGTGTCGGTGGACACCGTGACGGTGGCCTGCGCCGAGCTGCGCTTCTTGCCCTGTACGACCAGGCGCCCGTTGATGTTGAAGGTGGTGGCGTCCCGGGTGCGTTTCTTGTCGGGCCAGTCCTCGATGAACACCTGCGCGCCGACGCCCCGGACGGCGTCGGAGATGACATCGCTGTTCACCGTCGACGTGATGGGCCCCGAGTAGACCGTCCACTGGGTGCCGTACATGTCGGTGAGCAGGGCCGCATAGTTCAGGGAGATCCCGAACGGCTGCTCGGCGTCGACCCGCAGCAGGGCGCTCTGCCCGGTCACGTCGATGCCGCTGGCGGCCCGGACTGCGGTCAGGGTGGTGCCGACCTGCCGGTACAGGGTGACGGTGACGATGTCGTCGCCCGTCAACCCGGTCGCACTGACCAGGTTGCGCGGCGGGAACACGGACTGGGCGGTCGCGTTGACGTCCGAGCTGGCTTCCCGGATGCGGATCGCGCCTGCCACTCCGGTCGTTGATGCTCCGAGCGTGGCTGTGATGGTGGGTACGACGGTGGCCGTCCCGGACGACACCGACGTGCTGGCCGACCCGATTCTCACGCCGTTGCCGGTCGCCACAGCGGACGACAGGCGGCCGGTCGTCGTGCCGAAGGTGATGCCGGCCGCGGTGATGCCCTGCGTGGGGATACCGGTGGTGGAGCTCGGCAGGCTATAGCCGAGCCACACGAAGTCACCGGGAGCCCATGTCGCAGAGGTCGAGCAGGGCGCCGAGAAGGCTGTGCCGGACGTGGTGTCCTCGCCGGCCTCCCACACCCAGCGCCAGTCGGTGCCAGCCGACCGGGAGAGCAGGGTGATCGCCCCGGCGATGACCGATCCCGACGTGCCGGAGGGAATCGACGTCGTCGGCTGCGCGTCCGCCCCAGCCAGCACCCGGACGAACATCGTGACCCTGCGCGGGCCGGTGCCCGACCCCCAGGTGCCGCCGCCACCGGTGAAACTTCCGGCAAGCGTCCATCCGGACGGGGTGACCGGCTGGGGGAGGGACGGATGCCCGGAGGCAACCTGCAGAATCGCGAGCTGCCCCGCGCTGGCTCCCGCCGGATAGGCCACCGTGATCGTGTCGGTGTGCTGCGCGACGGAACCGATCCCGACGTAGGAGATCGTCACCCGTTCCTCCTCCCCACCTTCGCCCGGTAGGCCTTGTCATCCTGCGACGCCTTGATCATTGGCTTGGCTTCAGCCCGGATCAGGGCCTTCAACGTCGGGTCGTCGAAGTGGATGTGTACCTCAGTGCCCGCGGCCTGCCCGCTCGTGAGCAGGGTCGCCAGCCGGTCGAACGCTGCCGCCTGGCGGCCCGGGGCCGACGGGAGGACGGCGGCCTTCCGGGCGGTCATGGCCACCCGGTGAGCAGCCGCAGCGACGTGCGGGAGGTGCTTGTCCATGCCGACGACCACGCCGAGGGCGACCTGTTTGCCGACCCTGTCCCGGAAGACCTGGCTCGGGCTCTTGATCTTCAGGTCGTGCTCGACCTGCTTCACCAGGACGGATGCCAGCTTGGACATCTCCTTGGTGAGTTCCGCCTCCTGCGACTTCAGGCCGGTCAGGAACCCCTTTCCGGCGTTCTTGCCGCTGTCGTACATGAGGTCGGCCATGTTCTGGCCGAAGGACGTGGCCAGCTTGCTCCCGGACGCCTCGAGCTTGTTCAGCTTGGAGATGTCCTGGGTGGTGACCATCTTGTCGCCGAGGATCGTCGCGAGCTGGCTGCCCGGACCGGCCTCGGCGAGCTGCTCGAGCAACTGCTTGCTGGCGCCGCGCGCCTTCAGGGACTTCTCCAGCGTCACGAACGACGACGCCGTCTTCTGCTGGCCGGTCATCTGCGAGATGAGGCCGCCGACGCTCGTCGCCGAGGTCCCGCTGATGGACAGGAAGTCGTTGATGCTCGACGCCTGGTCGCTGGCGTACTGGTTGGCCGCCGTGATCTGACTGGCGATCCCCGCCTTCTTCGCGGCGAGGGATTCGAGCTTGCTCCCCTTCCTCTGGATGGCCGAGGCGGTGCCGGAGTAGCCGGCGTTCAGCAGTTTCGTCGCCAGGCTCTTGATGGCTGAGGTGATCGCCGAGGCGGTGCCGGTCGCCAGGGTCTTCTGCAGGCCGGTCGCGATCGTGTTCGCGATCGACGTCTTGGCGCTGCGCTGGGCGTTCTTCAGCGAGACCTCGGCAGCCTGCAGTTCCTTCTTCGCCGCCTTCAGCCTTGTCTCGGCCGCCTTCACGCCCTTGCGGCGCCGCTCGGCGCGCGCCAGGTCGTCCTTGGCGTCCGCGACCTTCTGGCGGTCGCGGCGTACCCGGTCTGCAGCGTTGCTGATGGTGCCGGATACGTAGCCAGGCAGACGGATGCCGGCCGAGGAGGCCGCCGCCATGGACTGCTGGTGGTTCAGGACGGTCTCCCCGCCGCCGAACCTCACCAGCTCGGGACCGCGCTCGCCGACCCACGCCCAGCCGGGCGCGGCACCGTCGGTGCCCTTGGCGTACCAGCCGACCTTCGTCTCGTGCGCCCAGGCCGATGTTGGCGACCCGTACCGGGACTTGATGTAGCCCAGGCCCCACCGGATCTGTGTGTCCGCGTTCGTCCGCCAGTCGGAGCCTGCCGACGACATCTTGCTGGCCGGCAGAGCTTGAGGAATCCCGTAGGCGCCGCTGGAGGGGTTGGTGGCCTGTGGGTTCCAGCCGGACTCCCGGTTCCACAGAGCCTTCAGCGCGGGCCACTCTGCAGGCCCCCAGCCGTAGGCCTGCATCGCGACCTGGGCGAACTGCTGCGCACCGCCGCTCGCCGACGAGTTGCCGAGGCCGATGCTGGACGCGATGCCCTTCACGGTCCCGGCGACGGAGTCACCGATGTGGTAGACGAAGTCGCCGACGTCCTTGAACCCGACCTTCAGCCCGGACAGCAGGCCCTTCATCAGGGCGACACCGGCCGGGTGCAGCAGCTGCCGGTCGAGGGAGATCGGGCCCTTGTGGGCCTTGATCCACCCGGCGACGCCCGACACCCAGTGCTGGACGGCTCCCCAGGGCTGCTTCAGCCCGGAGAACAGGCCGCTGGTCACGGACTGGCCCTTGCTGTACAGCCATGAGCCCGCGCCGCGGAAGGCGCCGACGGTGGGGTTCTGGACGTGCGAGGTGAACCAGCCGCCGATGCCCTTGGCGACGGACCATGCGCCCGACTTGAAGCCGGACACCGTGGCAGCGCCCTTCCCGGACAGCCAGGAGCCCGCGCCCGCGAAGGGCGCCAGCACCGGGCCGATGACGTGGGCGCCGATCCATCCGCCGATGCCCTTCGCGGCACTGAGGATGCCGAGCAGCAGGCCGGCGACAAGGTTGCCGCCGATGCCGATGAACACGGTGGACGGGCTGTGGATGCCGAACCCGTCTTTCACCCAGTTGATCACCGGGTCGACGAGGTGGCCCTTCAGCCACGCGCCGGCTTCCTTCGTCTTGGACCAGATGCCGCTCATCAGCGACTGAGCCAAGTTGACGCCGACCTGCCAGAACGTGAACCGGCCGAACCACTTGTAGGCAGCGCGGATGAACTTGTTGCTGGAGCCGGGCAGGTGGTCGAGCAGGCCTTGGCTCATGCTGTCGACCAGCTCGCCGCCCTTGCGCTTCAGGAGCCGTCCCAGGTCACCGAGGCGTACCGGAAGGAGTACCAGCTGATCCTCGAACCACTGTGCGATCCGGGGGAAACGTTTCGCGAAGGCGTCCTTGAACCCTCCGGCGACGCGCCCGACCCAGCCGCGGACGCCCCGCAGCGTCGGGCCCACGGACTCGCCCAGCTTCTCGGCAAACGGGATGATCCTCGACCAGGGGATCCGTCCCAGCTGCTCCGACAGCATGTTCATGAACGGGCCCGCGAACTTCTCCCCGAACTTCGCTCCGAGCTTCAGGCCGATCCCGGCCGCCTTGCCTACGGGGATGATCGAGACGGCGGCGATGATGGCGTCAAACCAGTGCTTCGACCAGAAGTCCGCGTGGAACAACGGATCGAAGAGGTTGTCGATGATGCCGATCGACAGGGGCACCGCCACAACGCCGAGTTGCTTGCCGACGTTCACCCAGTCGATGCCGCCGATGGCTACGCCGAGCTTCTTCGACAGGTCCGTGCCGTGGGAAGCCACCCACTGGAATGCCGTACCGATGCCGTCGCCGAGGACGCTACCGAGATCACCCCAGTCGACGTCACGGAAGCCAGTCGCGACCGCGTCATGGATCTGCTGGCCCAACTGCGACGCCGACGACTTCGGCACCGTCATGACCGGGCCCTTGTCAACGCTCGGCGTGGCCACGTTCTTCGCGGCCTTACCAGAGGCGCCCTGGAAGAAGTCGGTGACGATCTTCTCGACGTTCCTGAATTCCCGCTTGATCTTGTCCGTCGGGACAGCGCCCAGCAGCTTCGCGCCGAAGTGCTCGACAGTGGGGATGCCCTTGTCGTTGAGGAACCCGATGAAGTTCGTAACCGGCGGCAGCAGCACAACGCCGAGGCGCGTCGCCGTGGACTCCAGGCCGGTGGTCAGCCGCTTCCACTGCGCCTCGGCAGTCGCGCGCTGAGCCTTGACCGCGTCCGCATACTTGCCCGTGGACTTGTTGACCTGGTCCTGCTTCTTCTTCAGGACATCCAGGTTGGAGACCATCGACAGGATGCCCGAGGACGACTTGCCGCCGCCGAACGCCCGGGACAGGATCTGCGACTGCTGCGCCGCCGACAGCCCCGACTTGTCCAGGTGGTCCTTCAGCAGCTGAATCGCGCCGATGATGCCGTCCTTGGACCGCATCGCGTTCGCCAGATCCAGGCCCGTGAGCCCGATCTTCTTCAGCTGCTTCTCCGCAGCGCCCGACGGAGCGCCAAGCAGCGAGATCGACATGCGCAGCCGGGTCGCCGCGTCCGAGGCGGGCACGCCTTCGTCCGTGAACAGGGCGAGTGCCGAACCGACCTGCTGAAGCGACAGACCGAACGTCTTGGCCGTCGGCAGGATCCCGGACGCCAGGGCGTCGGTGAAGTCCTGCATGGTCATGTTGCCCGCGCCGATGATCGCGTTGACCGTCGACGCGGCCTGCCCGAAGTTCGTGGCGCCCTTGATGCCCGTGCGCCAGGCGCCGGCCAATGCGTTGGTGGTGTCCTCGAGGTTGCTGCCACCCACCGCAGCGAGATCCGACGCCGTCCGGAGCGCCTTCATCGCGTCGACGTTGTCCATGCCGACGCTCTTGAGGTGATACAGGCTGTCGGCGAGTTGCTCGGGCGCCTGCTGCACCTTCCCACCCAGCTGCAGAACCTGCTTGGAGAGGACCTGGACGTCCTTCGCCGACCCGCCGGCCTGAGTGCTGATCTTTGTCATGCTGGCCTGGAAGCCCTTGGCCAGGTCGAAGGAGGCGACGCCGAGCGCGCCGACGGCCAGGGTGCCGACCTTCAGGCCGCGGCCGATCGCCGCGCCGACCGACGTGCTACGGCGCTCCAGACCGGTCGCAGCCTCCCCGACCCGGATGAAAGTACGGCTGGCGTGGTCGCGGGCGATGAGGTCCCAGACGACAGCGGTACGTGACGCCACAACCCACCTCCTTGGAAGGGGCCGGGGCGTGTCACACGCCGGTCAGGTGACCTTGTTGGCTACGCGGTTCGCCGCAGTGCGGATGTTCCGGTTCGCGCGAGCGCTGAGCGGCCGCACCGTCTTGTAGAAGTAGGGCTTCGGCTGCTGCTGCACCCAGACGTCATGGCCGAACACCGGGTGCCGCCACGGCCTTTTCGTGCCCTCCATGTACGCCTGGAGGGCCTTCTTCTTCGCCGGCATCTTCCGGCCGTCCACCCGGATACGGACGCCGGTCTGCCGCCCGGTCGTCTTCACTTCCAGCTTCACGGCCTTGACCATTTCGCCGCGCAGCCCGTCCGGCCGATACGGCTGCTTGGACGGGATGTTGCGGATGGCCTGCTTCACGGCAGGCACCATCGGCTTTGCGGCCGCCCTGAGTTCCTTGCGGAACTCGGCACCCAGCTGCTTCTCCCCCATCCGCCGGAGCTCGGTGGAGATCCGCTTCAGGTCACGGCCGGTACGTAGTTGCACGCTCGCTACCACGGGCGCCTCCTTGATCCTGTTGACCCGGTTTGTGTGCGGTGGGAGCATCCGGCCCACCACACACGGCACATAGGGGGCGGCGCATGGACGACGAGGACGTGTACGAGAGGGTCGCTCGGGAGCATCCGGAGCTGACCGGCCGGGACCGGCTGTGGGCCATCCGAGAGCTGAAGCAGCAGCAGAAGGCGGAGCGACGACTGGCGAAGAACGCCGGCCGCGAGTGCCCCGCCTGCCACGAGACGGTAAAGCCGGTCGAGAAGACCGGGCTCGTCACGCTGGCCGCGTGGGCCTTTGTGGTCGCCCTGGTGACGCTCGGGATGTCGGTCGTCGCAGCCGCCCACGTGTTCGCCGACGACACCGTGCACGGTGCTGCAATCATCGTGCTGTGGCCCGTCGCCGCTGCCGAGACCGGCTTCGTGCACCCACACCTGTTCGCCGTCCTGGTGGCCTTCGTCGAGTTTCTCGTCGTCGGCCAGACGTTGATGAAGCTGGACGAGCGGGCGAAACGCAATGCCCGCTGTCCCGAGTGCGACCACCCGATGCCGCCCGAATCGGCCGCCTAGTCGTCCGAGCCGCCCTCCTTGGCGAGCTGGTCGGACGTGTCGGCGAGGATGTCGAACTCGATGAGGGTCAGACGGCCGATGTCGCCGGGGGTGTACTTGAAGTGGTAGGCGAAGGGTCCGAGGTATCGGTAGTACCGGGCGTCGGGGTCGTCCCAGTCTCGCCAGGCGGCGTAGGGTCCACCGCCTCCTGAGACGCCTTGGGCTCTCCCTCCGCTTCCTCCTCGTCTTTCATCGGCTCGAGGTCGATGTCCGCGAAGTCGAGGGAATCCAGGTCGCTGTACCTGAGGGTCTCCCCGGCGCGCTTCTTCGCCAGGTAGATCAGGGACTGGATGGCGTCCGGGTCCATCTCGTCGATGCCCCGGGACCACTTCGGGAGGGTCATCCCGGTGTACGTCTTGATCTCGCGGGCCTCGGCGAGCAGGAGGTGATCGCCGTCGAACTCGTAGACGACGTTTTCCACGGTCAGCTTGAACACAGTGCCGTTTCCTCCTGCTACAGGGTCGCGTCGGCGGAGACGATGCGGACCTGGATGGGCGGGTTGGTCTCGTCGCTGTAGACCTCGAAGTCCGTGGACATGCTGACGATGTCCGGACCGCCGACGTTCGGCGCGGCACCCTTGAGCTTCACCGCCGGAAGGATGATCTCCAGGGTGTCGTTGCTGCCCGAGGCGCCGATCGCGTTCCCTGTCAGGGTCAGCACCATCGCGGTTGTGGTGTTGTTCGTGAACAGGTCGTACAGCTCGGTCTTGTTGAACTCGGCGCTGAGGCTGCCGGTGATGGTCGGGGTGTCGTTCTCCAGCTGCTCGGCCTTCAGCCCGCTGTTGCCGATGCCGAACCTCTCGCCGGCCATCGGGGCGGACCCCTGCACGCTCATCTCGGTGATGACCGTGGCAGCCGCTGTGTTCCCGGCCACCGTGGTCTTACCACTGGTCGTGGTGGCGGTGCCGCCCAACTTCAGGGTCGCATTGGCGAAGCTGAAGACCTTCGCTCCGGACAGGTACGAGGCGGCAGCCAGCGCGGTCGTCGTGTCCTGGCTGCGGCCGTCCACCGTCAGCTTCAGCGTGGGGATCGCGTTGTCGGAGACCGTGAACTCCCACTGGCCGATCTTGCAGCCCGCGAACATGAACGGGCGCACGGTGCCCGTGGACGGCTCGGGCCGGCCCACCTGGATGGTCAGGCCCTTGCCGCGGAAATCCCCCGGCGTGTGGACCTGCTCGTAGGCCGGCGCCGTCAGCGCCGTCGGCGTCGTCACTGCAGAGGCGAGGGCGTGCTTCCACAGCAGGCCCATGCCGAGCGTGGCGTGTTCCAGGGTGAAGTCTCCGGACACGCTCTTGCGGGAGATCGACACCCGGGACGCCCGCTTGTACTTCGTGCCCGCCCGCAGCCCCGTCGGCTCGAGGAACGTCGGGTCGAACTTGAAGGACTCGTCATTGAACTCGTAGGTGTGGTCCGGCGTGACCGCGGTCCCCCACGTGGTTTCCGAGCCCACCATCAGCTGTGCGTCGAGACCGCTGCCGGTAGCCATCAGCCGTCACCCTTCTCGTCGTCGGCGGCCTTCGCCGGGGTCTTCTTCGCCGCCGGCGTTGCTTCGACCGCCCAGCGGGACTTCGGGAAGGCGCGCTGAGCGTCGCCCTCACCGCACAGGTAGGCGTCGCCGGCCTCGTTCTCCTCCACGGGACCGGCGACGGTGATGACCTGGCCGCTGTCCACGGGCAGGCTGTTCGGGCTGTCCGGGGGCGCGTACAGGTGCACGGCCTCCCCGAGGTTGCGCAGGCGTACAGCGCCCATCGGTCTCTCCTAGATTCGTGTGGTGCAGGTGACGGTGAACGGAAGGCGGCCCTGGATGCCGTCCGGGGTCTGCTCGGGGTGGAAGGCGTGCTCGGTGACCGCGCAGACGGTCGGCGTCGGGAACCCCAGGGACGGGTCGGCACGCAGCACGCTTTCCACAGCGGCCAGGACCTCGTAGGTGCGGACCCGGCAGGCGCGCACGTCGGTGGATCCTCGCTGGACGAGGACGGCGCACGTCACCGTGATGTCCTCGTTCTTCTTCTTGGCGCCGAGGCCCGCCCATTCCTGCTGTGCGGTGGCCGCTGTGAAGTCGCCTTCGGGGTCGCCGTCGTAGCCGACGAACACCCACTCCTCGGCGGCCGAGTCGGTGACAACCGGGCCGTCGACGACTTTCACCCCCGTCAGGCCACCGGAGGCCTGGAGCGCCGCCACGAGCGCGTCGATGAGATCCGGTACGCGCGAGGTCGTCATCAGCCCACCACCGGCCTCGGCGCCCCGAGCCACTCCAGCGCCTTGCGTGGGATGGAGTAGAAGAACCTGGGGTGGACTTCCTCGGGGCCGATGACGCCGCCGCGGACCGGGCCGCCTTTGCCTCGCTGGGTCTCCCAGTTGTGCTGGAGGATCACCAGCGCCCCCCGCTTGTACCGGTTCGGGACTGTGGTGTACCCGGCTTGGTACACCACCTCGACAGCCCCGGACACCGGCGGCCCCGACAGCACGCGAACCAGTCCCGTTTCCGGGTCGGTCCGCATGTTCGCCACGTCCCACGTCGTTGACCCGTCGAACGTGGCGATCGAGACCAGGGAGATCACTGGCACTCTCCACAGCCGGAACCGTCGGCGACCACACAGGTCGAGGTCCTGGCTGATCTGGCGCGCCTCGATGATCTCCTTCTTGTAGTCCTCGACCACACCGGTGATGGCGTCGACGTATTCCTGCAGTTCGTCGTCATCACTGGTGTCGCTGACGTCGATCCTCAGCTGCTTCTTGGCCTCGGCGAGCGTGACGATGGACATCACGCCTCCGTCTGGGCCGCCTGGTACTGCTCGACGACCGCGTCCGGGATCTTGCCCTTCGGCGAGACCTCGATGCCGTTGTCGGCCGCCCACGCCCGCACCTGCTTGGCGTCGGGCTGGGACGCCGGCGTTTCGCTGACGGGGGGCGTCTCGGGTTCCGTGCTGTAGTGCACCCTGAGCGGCTGCCACAGCGACGGGCACGCTGCCACGATGTCGTGGTCCGCGTGCGCCAGGGTGCGGCCCGCCTCGATCATGTGCGGGATTCCGTCCATCGTGATCGCGGCCGATTCCGAGGCCATCAGAATCTCCGTCATCACAGGACCTTCAGCAGGCGGAACGCGTTCGCGTTGACGATGACCGCGTTGTTCCTCCACCAGGCGTAGTAGCCGCGCTGGCCGGTGGGCATGCCCACACCGCTTCCGGCGGTCGCCTGCTGGAACAGCTGCGGGATGAGCTCCATGTTCATCCCGGCCTGGTCCACGATCAGGTACTGGGAGAAGTCGCCGAACAGGGCGATCTTCTTGGTGGTGGCGATCGCCGAGTCCATCAGCGAGTTCTCGTTCACCGAGTAGCCGATGAACTTCGAGGGGGTGCCGACCTGGAGCGACTCGGCCCAGATGTTGGCGATCGAGGAGCCGAAGCCGCGGCAGACGTCGTAGACCGCCGAGTTGGCCATCCACTGCGCGCGGGACCGGAACCGCGGTCCCAGGGCGTTCTTCAGGCCGTACAGGTCGGTGAGGGCCAGCACGTTGGTGGTCGCCGTGCTGATGGTCTGTCCGGCGGGCAGGGTGCCGATGACGCCGCCGGCCGCCGGTGCCGTGCCGTTGCCGGTGGTGAAGGACGTCGCCTCTTCGATGTCCTTGGCGTCGGTCAGCAGGCGCATCATCTCGCTCTGGAGCGCGACCCAGTCGCCCTCGAGCTCGACGGAGAACGGGATGAACCCCTGGACGCGCTCGGTGCGGACCTTCGGCTGCGCCAGCGTCGGCGAGTTGTCGGTCGCCGGCGTGGCCTCGGCGACACGCGACACCGTGACTCCAGCCGAGGAGACCAGGTCGTACTCCTTGCCGACGATCCGCTCCACCCTGGAGATGGAACGGATCGGGTTGGTCGCGCCGTCGGACGTCAGCACGATCGTGGGGTCGAGCTGGAACGGGACCGCGTAGCCGCCGCCCGCGTCCGAGGACTCGCCGAGCGCGAGGATCTGCGCGTCCCGGCCGCCGAGCACGCCCGGGTTGCCCGCGGCCAGCGCACGCCCGAACACGCGCGAGTAGCCCGGCGAGCCGGTCGCGAGGATCCGTCGCGCGAGCAGCCCCTGCCGGTCGTCGGTCACCGTCGCAAGCAGACGCTCGACGCTGGTCTGCGCGTCCTCCCGGTTCGATCCCGGGAAGCGCGCGGCCTCGATCGCCCGCATGGCGTTGTCCCGGTAGAGGGCCGGGAGGTCCTCCACCGAACGGGCCTGCTGGCGGATCGCGGCCAGGTCGTAGATGTCCCGGCTGAAGTGCGCCGCCGGAGCGGCCGGACGCTGCGGCTGCATGCCTCCGCCCTGGGCGGCGGTCTGCGGGCCCTCGTGGGTCTGCGGGCGTCCGGCGTGGACGTCCGCGAGGACCGCGTTGCGGGCCTCGACCGCATCGAGTGCCGCCTGGTGGTCGCGCCGCTCGGCGACCAGCTGGTCCCACTCGGCCTGCGTGTCGGTCGGCAGCACCGCCGCCGGGTACTGCGCGGCGATGTCCTGGAGCCGGCCGCCGATGTCGGTGATCCGGCTGCGGCGCGCCTCGATGGTGAGCGCGCCCTCGTCCTCAGGCAGCATGGTCTGTTCCTCTCCTTCGGTCGCGGGCGCACCCGCCGTGTGTGAGCCGTTCGGCGCGGTCGTTGCCGCCGCGCGGATTCCGGTCCCGGGGGATACCGCGGCGGCCGGTGCCGGCTCGCGGGTGGTGCTGAGAATCCCCGTGATCAGGCCCGCGTCCAGGGCCTCTTGCGGGGTGAACCAGGTCTCGGCCTGCATCAGGCCGCGCCAGTGGTCCGGTTCGCCGCCGGCGGTGTCGGCGTAGATCCCGGCGATCTGGTCGGAGACGGTCTGGAGCCGCTCCACCATCTGCTGCATGTCCTCGGCGTTCCCGCCGGTCCACGCGGACGCGTCGTGGATCATCATCTGCGAGGTACGGGCCATCAACCGCTGCTCGCCCGCCATGGCGATAACCGAGGCGGCGGACGCGGCCAGCGAGTCCACCACCGTGGTCACCCCTGTACGGGAGATGAGCGCGTTGTAGATGGCGTAGGCCTCGAAGACGTCGCCGCCACCGGAGTTGATGTGGACCTCGACCGGCCCGGTCCCCGAGGCGGCCAGGTCCCGGATGAAGTCGGAGGCGGTGACGCCCCACATGCCGATCTCGTCGTAGATCAGGATCTGTGCCGGTGCGCCGTCGCCCGCCGAGTTGGCGATGCGGTACCAGCCGGCACCGTCGCGGTGCTCTCGCTCACGCCTCATCGGCGCGTCACTTCCTTCCCGTTGGCGGGTGCCGGTGCGGGCCCGGGTGCTGTGCCGGGCGAGAAGCCGGGTGCCGGTTCCTGGCCGCTGGAAGGCGGCAGGAGCTGAACAGAGGTCAGACCGGAGTGCTTGAGCAGCCCCCAGTCGTTGTTGCGGACCGCGGCGACCACCGTCTCGGGGATGAAGCCGTCCCGGATCAGTGCGGCGATCGTCTGCGCTTCCTGCGACTGGACGGTCGCGAGGTCTTTCGCGTCCTCCCGCATGAACGGGATCCGGTTGTCGTACCAGAGACTCGCGCCCTTCGGCGGCGTCAGGATCGGTTGCAGCGATGAGGCGGCGTTCCCCCACAGGTGCGCCATCGTGCCGTCGGAGAACCGGCGGCGCGCGCTGTCGTAGTTGCCGGCGTTCAGGGTCGAGCCCTGCATGCCCTCGAAGAACGCCACCCACGACGGGGGGACACCGGCCGCGCTCGCCAGACGCGACTCGGCGCGCCCCTGGATCACGGCGTAGTCCATGTCCTTGAACGACGACCCGATCGACACCGGGTCGCCCCCGCCGCCCAGGTACAGGGTCTTGAACGCGTTGGCGGCGCCGCGGTGCTCTTCCTCGAGGAGCGCCTTGAACGCCTTGACGTTCTCCAGCGACACCTGCGGGTCGAACTTGATGGCCATGTTGGGGGTGGCGGCGTTCTCGAAGAACCGGTACTTGTGCTCGGTCGCCGCCTGGTCACCCTGCAGATCTCGCAGCACTGGCGTGATCCACGACATGCCGAGGAAGTGGCGGTCCGGATCGGGCAGCGGCGCGTAGTGGCAGATCTGCGACGGGAGGAAGAACTGCGGCCGGCCGCCCGGCGGTACGTAGAGGTAACCGGCGACCGTCGTATCGGCCGCCGCCCACGGGTCTTCGGCGTTCTCCTGCGATCCCAGCACGATGATGACCCAGGCCGGGTTGAGCCGGTGCAGAGTGGAGGCCTTGCGCCGGATGTAGGCGTTGCCGGCCGCCGAGGCGTCCCATTCCATGCGCGCCAGCAGGTCCGCGGTCGTCCCGCCCGGCCACGGCTGCTCGAGCACCGCGAGATCGGGCGTCCCGAATAGGTCGCCGGGCTGCGACCCCTGGAACCGGGTCCACTGAAACCGGACCTGAGAGAAAACCTGCATCCTGGCCAGCACCAGCGAGAACACCGGCCCGGAAGTCTTCGCGGCCCATTCGGCAGTCCACGCGACGCGCTCCTGGTCAAGCTGCGAGTACGTGGTCTGCATCAGCGGGTACTGCGTACCGCCGAAGGAGAACCAGGACGCGTACTCGTCCAGGCTCAGATTCTTCGGGCGCGGCGGCGCCAGCTGTGCGTTGATCCGATCCAACAGCCCCATCAGCCAGCCCCGCTCTCACGGCCCGGCCGCCGCGCGTCCGCCCATCCGACACGCACTGCGGCCACCGCCCACGCCAGCGCCAGCCACACCAGCGCGCAGGCCTTCGCCGCGCACCAGCCCAGCCCCCACAGCAGCCCGGCGAGCACGGTGGCAACGGTCCGCCAGAACCGGACCTCCTTGGCCTGCTTGCTGATCCGGTCGACCGGTACCCGCTGAACCCAGGTGACAGCCATGGCGTCGCCTCCCTATCCCCACAGTGCGAAGGGCGCCACAGGCTCCGTGACACCGAAAGTTGCGTGACCGTGGCGAGCCAGGGTGACCGCCACCAGCGGCGGGATCGGCGCCCCGCTCTTCGGCCGCGACCACGCCCACGCCTCGGCCAGCGGCCGGGTCTGCACGCCGTCCACGGCCGTGTCCAGCGGCGCTTGGCCGATGTGCCGGAACTGGCCGTTGGCGATGTCGTCCGCGAGCGCCCCGCACGCCTGCGCGTACTCGCGCGAGCCCACGAAGTGCAGCCGCCACTTCCCGGCCACCGGGTCCTTCTCCGTCGTGAAGCCCTTCTCCAGGAGCACCTTCTCCAGCGAGCCGGCCGGGCCCGCCGGGTCGATGACCAGCGCGACCGGAGTCGGCTGGATCGTCTGGAACAGCTCCACCAGCCGTGCCACCACCCAGCCGGTACCGGCCCGGTGTTCGATCACCTCGCCGTGGACCCGGCCGTCCTCGCGGCGGCCGCCCACTGCGATGCTGGCCAGCGACCGGTCCGGCGTGATGTCCACGGCCAGAGCCACCGACCCGGTACGCCGGGACTCCTCATCGAGGCATGCCGTCCAGTCGGCCGGTTTGATCGGGTTCTCCAGGACCAGCGGGTCGTCCCACCAGCCCATCCGCTCCCGGGCGTACTCGGCCGGCGGCAGCGCACGCCGCTCGCCGCGCACGTAGGTCACCGTGATGCGGCGCCCGATCGCCGGGTTGGCCGCCTTCACCAGCTGCATGTTGTCGCAGCCGCAGCCCTCGGCGTCCAGGGCGTGCGTGCACTCCTCGCCGTCCTTGCACGCCTCCTTGGGCGGCGGAGCACACCACTCGAAGTACGCCAGCTGTTCCTCGCCGCCGGGCCGCCCGCGGTCCCGGATGCCGCGCAGGACGGATGATTCGACCTTCCCCGCCGAGGAGGCGTACACCACCTGCGGGTCCGGGCGGGCTGCCAGAGTCGGGAACAGGCTGCCCATGTGGGCGGGCTGAAGCGCGAATCCCTCGTCGAGAATGACCTTGTCACCGGACAGGCCACGGCCACCCGAGTTCGTCCTCGCTTTGAAAATCAGCCGCCTGTCCCCGAACAGCTCGATCGCCTCGTCACCGTTCCCACGGTGAATGTCCTTGACCCGCCGGGCGAACGACGGCGTGCCCATGATGAGTTCTTCCATGTCCCGGAAGGCCTCCTGAGCCGTCCGGAACTCGTGCGCGCTCCACACCACCAGCCGCTGATCCGTCAGGAACAGCCAGCCGATCGCCGCCTGCTTCAGTACGCCCGTCTTCAGGTTCTGCCGGCCCACGACGACGGCGTTCTCCAGCGCCACCGCCCTGTCGTCCTCGCCCACCGCGAACAACGCGTCCAGGATCAGCTGCTGCTCGGGATCCGGCGGGAACTTCGCCAGCTCACACAGCTTCGCCACCTGGGGGCCGTAGGTGTCCACGTGCGGAGGCACCCAGGAGAAGGTGGGCCTAACGAGCCCGGCCGCGCTGCTTTTGCTCACGCTGCTTCCTCACCTGGTCGATCGGGTCCGCCTCCTGCTCGGCGCCTGCCAGCGCGACCGTCATCGCGGCCCGCAACTCCTTCGCCAGGGCGGCGAAACCGGATCCGGTGTCCATCGGCCCGGCCTGGTCGAGGCGGCGGGCCAGCGCGAGGACCACGCCGCCGGCCAGCGTGTCGGCACGGCCGAACGACTCCAGCTCGGCCTGAGCCTGCTGCTCGAGCGGGCCCAGCCTCCGAGGCCGGTCCTCACCCGGCGGGACGGAGGCGAGCTCGAACGCCACGACCGTGCTCGTGCCCTTGTGTGGGCTGTTAGCGGCACCGCGCTGTGCCTGTACGCGGCACCCGTTCGAGCAGTACTTCGCCGTGCTCCGCTTCGCCTCGAAGGGCTCTCCGCAGGCCTCGCATTTCTTCCTCATCTCGACCCCCGGACACTTGACGTGGGGTCTGACCTGCGGAAACATGGATTGCAGGTCAGGCGGAGCCCACCGGGAAACCGGGACGCAGGCACGCGGCCGACACCGAATCCCGCAACCCTTCGAGCCGAATGTGGCGCGCGGGGTGATCTTGCGTGTGCCGCTACGTCATTTCACGGGGAGAGAAATCCTGACTGGGGGCGGGGTCAGGGTCCGACCATGATCACGTCAGAACCCCGCCCCCCTACCCAGGCCCGCCGCGCCCTCGGCACCGCGCTCACCAGGACTCGGACGTCTTCAGGGTGCTTGACCTGCGACGTTTCGCGTTGCCGCGTCGCGCGCCGTCGGATCGGTTGCACGATGCGTGGGCCATGCCGCGATAGCCGGTGCGGTCGGCAGTGTGGTCGAGGTCGAGCTTCTGGCCGGGCAGCATCACCAGCTTGCAGTGCACGCAGGCCTGTCCATAGGCCTCGGCCAGCAGGGCCTTGCGGAGCTGCTGATGTTCGTAGCCGTAACCAGATGCGGTTGTGTTGCCTGATCGAGCCACTGTTCACCACCAACTGCGTGCTCGTGTCGTGCTGGCCAAGGGCTGCGCGTGTGTAGGGTCAGCCGACCGCATGGGCGTCGGCTTCCTCGGCCCAGTGGACTATCGCCTCGTCTGTGTCTGCCACGGTGGCGTCGAGTGTGGCGAGGCGCACGTGGTCGATGCTGGTGGCGGCTTCGAGTCCGATGCCGGGCTGGTCGTAGAGGACGATGCCGGAGGGGAAGGCCACCCCGTGGATGTCCTGCTGCCCGGGCTGGCGGATGACGAACCGGCGGGCGAACTGGACCTTGTCCATGGTCGCTACCTCCTGAAGGCTAGGCCGGTTCGGGGCCGAAGTTGGTGAGGAGCATGTACCAGGGATATGTGGTCCCTGCGTAGATCGTCTCGCCGCCCGAGCCTTGGTAGGCCAGCGCGATGGTGGCCTTTCCGCTGCCGTCGATCTCGCCGGCGCCGACGACGATCTGCATGGTGCCCGGTACTCCGGGGAAGCTGGAGGCCTGCGGGTAGTAGGACGGGTGGCCTTCGGGTAGCGGTGTGGCTGAGTCGGTTCCGAGGTAGCGGGAGATCGCACCTGCGGACGTCAGGATCACCAGGTCGAGGAAGGAGCCGGAGCCGGTACGCATGAAGGACGGTGCGATCTGGAGCCGGTCTCCGATGGCGGCCGTGACCGATGCTGCCAGTGGAGTTGCCCCGGACGTCACGACGGTCCATGAGGCGGCTGCGGCCAGCGTGATGTCGCCTGGGGTGAGCCGCACGTCGGCTGTGCGGATGGTTGCTGACGTACCGGCGGGTCCTTGTGCTCCGGTGTCGCCCTTGGGGCCGGCGGGTCCTTGGGCTCCACCTGCTCCGGCCGGTCCAGTGGCGCCCGTTGCTCCGGTTGCTCCCGTTGCGCCGGTCGGTCCGGCTGGTCCTGCGGGTCCGGCCGGCCCTTGCACGATGAGGTAGTTGCCGTCGTCGGCGGTGACGGGGGTGAGTTGGGCGATCTTCTGGGTGGGCGTGGCTTTCAGGAGCCGGACCGGGAAGCTGACGGTGTCGGCGTCGTAGAAGGTGAGGGTGAGCTGGTAGGTGCCGCCGGATGGGTTGATGCCGTCTGCGTCGTTGGCGACCGCGGTGATGGTCACGTGGCCGGTGGTGTCGAAGTCGGCGCGGGCTGGGCCCTGGACGGTGATGCCGGTGTCGGCGGCGACCAAGCGGCCGGCGGTGGGTTCGAGGCGGACGTGGCCGACCATCGCGGTGCCGTCGGGGTGGGTGTAGTCGCCGACCAGGGTGACGGTGGCCATGCCGGATGGGAGAGGCATGCGGCACCTCCTCGTGGGCGGCTGGCGGTCAGAGGCGGCTGATGCCGTAGACCATGGCGAGTCGGGTGTACTGAGCCCGTTCGCGGGTGGCGGCGGGGAGTTCGAGGGGCGCGGGTCCGCAGCAGCCTTTGAGGCAGGTGCTGTGTCCGTCGGAGACGAGGTGGACGTGCTTGCCTTCGCGGGCGAGCTGGTGTGCGGCCTCGGCGGCGCTGCGGGGCGCCGTGATCGTGGTGGGCATGGCGCCTCCGTGGATGGACGGCGACGGCGCGGGCGGGTTGCCCTCTCCCGCGCCTCCGGTCGTGACCCGGTCTCCGCGCCGTCGCCGGGCACGACGAAGCCCCGGCCGGGGGAACCGAGACCGGGGCTTCGTGTGCGTCTTGTGATGCCTGTGTGCGGGCATGGTTGTACAGGCGGATCGTCACACAGGGTCTGACCTGCGGTCAAGCGGTAGCGCGATCAGCGCGTTTCGCGGCGAGGGCGGCGACGTCCGCGGCGGCGAACTCGGGGTATCGCTCGCTGCCGCCGGTGCGGCGCAGCTGCTTGCGGAGGACAAGGTTGCGGAGGGCGCCGGCGCTGATGCCGAGGGCCTGGCGGGTCTGTGCGGCGGTGAGGTGGCCGGGGCGGGCGTAGAGCTGGTGCATGACCCCATCATGGGGCTGCCGTGAGGTCCTCCGGGTGCTCGGCGTCGTACCGCTTGCTGCACGGCTCGCACTGGCCGGACGCTTCGGGGACGGGGGCGCCGAGAAGGTGCTCGGCACAGAAGTAGCCGCCGCAGCCGTACTCGTCTCCGCCGGGGGTGGCACCGCATAGGTGGGCGAGGCCGCGGTCGATCTGCTCCTTGCAGCCGGTCTTCTCGCAGACCGTCTCGACTGCGTACCCGGCCTCGATCTCTTCGCCGTTGCGGCTGATGGTGTAGTGCGCGTAACCCATGGTGGCTCCTTCGTATGGTGGTGGGGAGGGAGGCGCGGGCAGGGATCAAGAGGGGCCTGTTTCCGGGTTCTCGCGCCTTGGTGATGTTGCCTCCCTTACCTCCCTGATTGGCCATTTCCGCAGGTCGTGTACAGGGAGGCAGGGTGGGGAGGCGGGTAGGGAGATCTCCCTCAGTCTTCGGTGCCTCCCTCGGGTTCGGTGTCGTCGTCGCGGGCGGCGATGGCGTCCAGGATGCGGTCGAGACTGACGTGCTGGCGGCCGCCGTTGGTCTTGTACTCGCCGTGTCCGGCGTCGTCCAGGACGCTCCGCAGGTTCCGGAACGTCCAGGCGCCGTACTCGACCGGGTTGAGGTCCTGGAGGCCGCGCAGGACGTCCTGGGTGAGCATCTTCGGTTCGTGGCCGAGGACGGTGGCGATGTCGGCGAGGTGGTCGACGGGGGTGAATGCGGGGGCGTCGGCCGGACCGCCCTCGTACAGGGCCATGGCGCGCTCGACGACCGGCGTCACCTCGTCGATGCCACGCTCGGCGTCCCGCTGGACGTAGTGGGACCGGATGATCTCGAACGGCTTGGAGGTGAAGCCGTAGGTGACGGCGGTGCCGACGTCCTGGCCGGGCACGAGTTCGGTGGCGCGGATGCCGGCCTTGTACTTGCCGGAGCCGAGCAGGCCATCGTTGGCGACCTGGTCGCCGACCGCGAACGCCACCCGGTGGGAGGTGTTGCGGGTGACGTCGCGCGGAATGCTGTCGGCGGTCGGGGAGACGGTGACCCAGATGAGGGTGATGCCTACCTTCCGGGCTTTCTTCATCACGCGAATGGCCAGCTCAGCGGCCTCTTTTCCGTACTCCTTGTTCATGAACAGTTCGTGGCACTCGTCGAAGACGACGACCTTGGGCCGCATCCGCGGGTCACGCAGGGCGAGTTCGCGGGTCAGCTTGGTCGAGTCGCCGCCGAGTTCCTCGAGGAGCTTGCCCCGCTCGGTCACCTCGTTGGCCAGGCCGCGCAGCGCGTCGAGGGCGGCTCGGAGTTCCTCGGGGTCGTCGCCCTTGACCAGGTTCCGCAGTCGGGGCCGGAGCGGGTCGTAGTCCACGTTCGCGGCCATCACGTACACCTCGGCGATGACCAGCGGATCCAGGATCGCCCCGAGCAGCAGGGAGACGACGATGGACGTTTTGCCCGAGCCCATGATTCCGCCGACGATCCAGTTCGCGGCCATGAGCTTGCCGATGATCGGTTCACCGCGCTGGGACACGGCGACGGGGACGCCCTTGAAGTAGTCGGTGGTGCCTTCGTGCAGCAGGGGCCAGTCCGGGACCGCGCCGTTCAGGGATCCCTGGTCGGCCACCCACAGGTCGAGGACGCCAGGCTGGTTGGGCGGCTCGGTCGGCCATGTCTCGACGGGCTTGCGCATGAGGTTGTGGGCGAGGACGTTCTTCTTGGCGTTGACCATCTCGACGGTGACGCCCATCGGCAGCTGGAGCTGCGTGTGGTAGCCGTTGCCGAGACGGGTCGTCGGCTGCACCCAACGGGGCTGCCAGCCCTCCTTGATGGCCGCGTTCATCTGCGGGATGGACAGCTTGCCCAGGGCGCGCATGATGGCGTTCTCGTCGGGGATGACGCCCTGCTCGCTCTGGTCGGCGGGGAGTGCCCAGGTGGGTGCTGCTTTCTGGCTACGGCCGACGGCCCAGGCGCCGGCCAGGGCGAGGGCTGGCAGCGAGTACAGCAGCGGCTGCCAGATGATGCTGGCGAGGAACGCGACCCAGGAGACGAACTGGACGGCGGCGTTGATCGGGGTGAGGACGTCGGTGATGTCGTGGCTGTGGGCGGCCATCATGATGCCGATGACCAGCAGGAGCCCGGCGGCGCCGACGAGGGCGGATGCGATGGCCTTGGGCAGGTTGACGGCCATCTGCAGCAGGTCCATGCGCCGCTTGTGCCGGGCGAACCGGTAGGCGTAGGCGCGCTGCTCCCAGGTGCGGAGCAGCTCCTCGTTCCCGGAGGCCTCGGCGATCCGCATCATGCGGTGGTGGATGGCAGTGGTGCGGGCTTCCCAGGCGCGGCGGGCGAGGATGCGGGTGCCGCCCCACAGGTAGGCGCCGTGGCGGACGGTGAACCGGTAGGTGTCGTGCTGGCGGGTGTCGACGAAGACGCGGCGCAGCGAGTCGATACGGATCCGGCGGCGTGGCCGGGACGCCTCGGGACGGTCGCCGGACGGCTGCGGGGCAGGCGCGTCCTGGGCGTCCTCGGGAGTGTCCTTGTGGAGATCGACGGTGGTCTCGGACATTCTGTTCTCTCCGGTCGTTCTGATGGGCGGTCCGGGGCCCGGGGACGGCGACGGCTTGCAGGCAGGACGCCGTCCCCGGGGCAGAGCTACTTGGGCTTGCGGTTGCGGGCGCGTTCCTTCACCCGCTCGATATCGCGGTCGATGTCCGGCTGGTGGAGGATGCCGGCGGCCGCGCGGCGGATCCCGCGGGCCTCGATCCGGGCGATGGCCAGCCGGTCGGTGAGGGTGAGTTTCGGCTCAGGCATCGGCCTGCTCCGGGGCGTCCTCGGCCAGCTCACGGGCCAGCTCAAGGTGGGTGCGGGCTACGTCGTTGTAGAGGGTGCCGACGGCGGCGAGGTGGAAGCCCTCGGCGTGCCGGGCGCTGCCGCGGGTGAGGTGCTCGGCGGTGTCGGCGATCCGGCCGGCCTTGGCGAGGGCCTCGGTGGCGGCGGTGAGGTGCTGTTCGCGGTTCACTGCTGGTCTCCCTGCTCAATGGCGGTGAGGGTGTTGATGGCGTCGAGGTTCGCGTCGACCGATTCGGCGGCGATCTCCGCGGCGACGGTCTGGCCGTCGGCCTGCATGCGCAGCTGGAGGGCGCGGGACCGGGCGGCCCCCCGCTGGTAGTCGGCGATCTGCTGTGCGGTGGTCTTCTTCACGGGAGTTCCCCTCGGTCAGCGCTTGGTCTTCTCGCCGTAGAAGCCGTTGCCGGGGGTGGTGGTGTGGCTCTTGTGGATGCGGGCGTTGCTGTCCTTGGTGCGGACGGCGGGATCCTCGGGTGTCGTCGCGTGGCCGCAGGCCTGGCAGGGCTGGCCGGTCTCGTTCTTCCTGAACAGGTCCATGGGTTCCTCCTGGTTGCGGGCCGGTCGGTCCGGCCCCACCGCGCCCCCGCAACCGTTGCTGGGCGGGCAACAGTTGGCGGGGGACGGAAGGGCAGGTCAGTCGGCCTTCCGCTTCACGACGGGCCGGACCTTGGAGGCGGCCCATCCGGCGGCGAGGATCACCCCGGCCAGGGAGACGCCGACGAGCGGGAGGTTCGCGGAGACGGTCCCGATGATGCCCATGAGGGTGCCGCCGACCAGGACGACGACCGCGCACACGCACGCGGTGCAGACGACGACCACGGCGAGGATCAGGAACGTGATGATGATCAGCCGCTGTACGGCGGGGTCCATGCCCTGCTGGAGCGGGGCCTGGACGACGATCGGCGGCGGGGGCTGCCCGATGGTGAAGTGGACCGGCCGGCCGCGGTCGTCGTAGAGGACGTTCGGCGGCCGGTGGTGCGCCGGGGCCTGCTCCGGGGCCGGGACCACGTAGGTCCGGTACTGCTCCGGGACGTTGGACGGCTCGGTCATCGCGCCCACCTCCGCATCCGGGGCGCGACCGTGCGGGCCAGCAGAGCGAGGAGGAGCGCGTGCGGTACGGCCTTGACCGCGGCCGCCACGAGCACGGCGCCGATGAGGGTGACGACGGACGGGAAGAAGAGCAGGAGGAGCCCGAGGAGGGCGCCCGCGAGGAGTGCGCGCATCAGGCGTAGCCGCCTTCCATGTCGGTGTTGCGGGGCGTTGCAGTGGTCTCGGGCTCGGTCTTCTTCGCGGCCCGCGAGAGGGCTGTGCGGATGTGGTTCTCGGGCAGGACCAGGCGTCTGGTCTGCTTCAGGTGCTCAGCGATCTCGCGGGCTGTTGCGTCCGGGCCGAGGACGGTTGCGGCTTCCTCGACGGCGGCCTGGGGGCTGAGCGCGTCCAGCTCTCTGACCTGGTGCGCAACGCCCGCATCGGGTCGGTCGACGGTGTACTGGGCAGGCTGCTCGGCGAGGACCAGGGCGACCGCGACGGGGTCGACGTTCACGCCGTAGGTGCCGAGGATCGTGGCGAGTTCGACAGCGTCCGCATCGGGGCGCGCGTCGGCCGCAACGCGGATCGCGTCGGCCGGGTCCATCCCAGCGAACCGGGCCCGCAGGATGTCCGTCGCGAACACCGACTTGGGTACGGGTGGGGCGGGCGTTGCGGCTCCGTCGGGCGGAGTCGCAACGCCGTACATGGACGCGAGGGCCGCATCAGCTCCGTCACGGACCCGGACGCGCTGGACGTCGACGAGGCCGGCGCCGAGCTCGGCGTCACCGACGCCCACGTACTTCGCGAGCCGCCAGTACCGGCGCTTGGCGAGCTTCTGCCGCCACTCGCCGGGATGCCCGTCGGCCACGGCCCGCTGGTAGGCGAGCTGCCGGGCGACGTCCGCGTTGCGGCGGATCACCTCGGCGTCCACGCCGGTGCGGTAGACGACGATCGAGCGGGCAATCAGCCCCAGCCCTTCGGCGGCACCGGACATGGCCAGCGGGGTGACCGCATACACGGCGGCCTCGCGGGTGCCGGTGGCGATGGCGAGGCCGATGCAGCTGGCGGAGAGCGGGGCGAGCCACATGCCGCCGCGGACCACGGCCGGGGACGGCATGTTCAGCATGGTCCGCCCCAGCATGATCAGGGCGAGGATCAGGGTGAGGCCTTCGCCGGCGGCGACGACACCGGCCGCGGTCGCCTGGCGGTGGAACGCCGAGACCGCGTTGGTGTACGTGCCCCAGGCGCCGACCCCGCCGACGACGACGATGGCGACGGAGGCCACGCCGAGGACGAGGCCTTGGCCCCAGGTGAGTTTTCTGGTGGTCACTGGTCTTCCTCGCGGAACGTGGCGTATTCGCCGGGCGGATAGACGAAGCCGGTGAGGGCGCCCTCGGCGGCCACGGCGGCGGCGCCGAGTACGGAGACGGCGGCGGCCGTAGTGGCGTGTCCGTGGTTGGACGCCGCTTGCGCGAGGACAGAGGCCGCTGTCGTGGCGCGGCGGGCGCCTGCCGGTTCGCCGTCGTCGGTGGTGGCCGCGTTGTACACGGCGTCGCGGATGCGGTCGCGGATGCTCACTGCTCGGCCCTCCGCACGGCTTCGAGCTCGGCGACCAGGCGCTCGACGCGGACGGCGGCGAGGCGCAGGGCGCGGGCGAGGTTGTGGCCGTCGGCGGGGTCGAGGTCGCCATGCGCGTCGAGTTCGACGGACAGCAGGGGGAACGGTTCGGGCAGCTCGACGGCGTGGGGTGCGTGGCTGATGCGCGCGGTCATGATCTTCGACGGCCCGTAGCGGCCGGTCACGATGGGGGCGGTGACGGGCGCACCGTTGTGGGTGACGTCTGCGAGGTACCCGACGGTGTCGTCGTCGTGGCCGATGCACCAGGCGGGCTCGTCGACGGTGACCTCGCCGTGGTCGACGGTGTCGAGGGTGACGGTGCCCTCGCGGTAGCGCGGGTCTTGCTTGTGGACGGGGGGACGCTCGGACGTGTCGGCCGGGTAGGCGCGGTCGACAGCCCGCCGGAGCGCGTCCATGACGGCCCGCCGCTCGGCGGTGAACTCCGTGTCCTGGTCGCGGGCGAGCAGGTTGTCGATGCTGACGATGCCGCCGGCGGTGAGCATGCCTTCGATCTCGGTGCGCGTCTGCAGGACGGTCAGCTGCTCGGGGTCCTGGTCGGCTGCGATGTCGCTGAAGGCGATCCCGAGGGCGGCGGCCAGCTGCTCGCGGGACAGGGCGACGTCGGTGCGGACGATGACCTCGGGCGTGATGCCCTCGTCGTCGAGCACCTCGGTCGGCCCGAACACGGGCAGGTCTCGGAGGCTCATCGGGCACCCGCCTTGCGGATGCTGCCGGTGACGCCGGCCTCGGTGACGCGCACGGTGAGGGTGCGGCCGGGGCTGCGGCGGATGATGCCCGCGGCGATGAGCCGGCGGGGCTGGGTGGTGCCGCGCGAGGACGCGGGCATGGCAAGATCGGCCATAGCCGGATCTCCTCCTGTGTTGGCAGGTAGGCGGTGCGGTCAGGCCCTTGGCTGGGACGGCAATCCCGGCCTTGGGCCGTCTTCAGTTGTGAGGTGCGGCGCTACGGCCTTTGCTGGCTCTTCTCCAGCGCCTTGATGGCTCGGTTGACGACGGCTCGGCTGACGCCGAGCTCTCGCGCTACGGCGGCTTGGGTGCCGAGAACGGCGGTGCCGTCGAGTAGGGCTTGGGCCCGGGCGGCGGTTGCTTCCAGGTACGCCTTCCAGGCGATGTCCTGCTCCCGGACAGCTGCGTCATGGCGCTCTTTCCACGTGGTCACGTCCCTCCCTTTACCGGAAGCGGTGACTGCCAGACAACTGTAAGCGGGGCTGCTTACGCTTGTCAACGGGGTTGCTGACATGGCGTCGCTCCAGGCTGGTAGTGGGCGAGCAGCGCCCAATCCTGCGGGGTGCTGTAGACGCAGCGGCACCAGTCGCACACCAGCCGGGTCTGGTGCGGCAGCTGGCGGATCACCGCGCCACACACCACCCCCGAGGTGTCGATGGACACGCACTGCCCGATGCGCCGGCCGCGCTCCGGGAGCGCGCCGACGATCGACAGAGCGGCCCGCTCCATCTCCCGGATCTCGGCCGCGAGGTCGCCGGCCGCCGGATACGAGGCGGCCACCCACTCCAAGTTGGCGTACAGAGAGCGGGCCGCGCGCTTGACGCGGTCCTCGATGCTGCCCCTGATCGCGGGCTCGCCCCAACCCCTGGCCTCCTGGACGGCGGACAGCCACCCCTCGACCACCAGGGCTATGCCCCCGTACCGCAGGTCCAGGACCGCCTCGTTTACGGGCAGCACGGAGCCCGCGGGCCCGCTGGAGACGCGTTCTCCGCCGCCGTGGCCTGCAGGGGCAAGGAACGCGCCCAAGGCCTTGTACGCGACCGGGAGGCGCTCGAGGCGTTCACCCAAGGCGCGGGCATCGGCCGGGCACAGGTAGCCGTCCGGGATCTCCCGTTCACACAGGCCGCAGGACGCGGTCATGCCTCGGCCCTCTCGCGTCCGGCTTCGAGCTCAGCCTCGGCGGCACGGATGGCCCTCCGGTCGCGGCGGTCGTCGAGGAGACCGAAGCCGATCTGGATGAGCAGCATCAGATCCATGCCCGCGGCGATGCCGATGGCGAGCAGTTGGATGTCGTGGTCGCTCATGCGGCGAGTCCTTCCGTGGTGGGCCACTGGCAGCCGTCGAGGCCGCGGCGGTTGGTGTCGGGGATGACAGCGAGGGGCCAGCCGAGGTGGTGCAGGCCCATCGCGAGGAGGGTGTAGGCGTCGGCCTGGTCGTAGCGGCCGGGCCCGTCACAGTCGACGCCGTAACGGGTGCGTACCGCGTCGCGGACGGCGCCCTTGGGGCCGGAGCCCTTCCCGGTGGCGTACAGGGCTCGGCAGGACGGCGGTACGACCGCGTAGGGGATGCTGCGCCGCCAGCAGGCGTGCCGGACCATGACGCGGAGCCCGGCGAGGTCTTCGTGCCGGTGGGCTACGCCACCGCCGAACGACGGGCCTTCGATCACCACCAGGTCGGCGCCGGTGATGTGCTCGGTGACCCGCTCGATGATCCAGGCGAGCCGAGGGTGGCCTCGCACGCCGGTGCGGGGGCGGATGGTGTCCGTCCAGCCTTCGCCTGCGACTCCGGTGCAGGTGAGGCTGACGTCGAGGCCGATCACCTTGGGAACCGTTGCTTTCTGAGCAACGGCTGCCGCCTGCTCAGGGAGCAGTTCGGGGCGGACGGCGCCGCCGATGGACACCCACAGGCTGTGGGCTTGGGCGCTGGCGAAGTCGCGGCGGCGGGCTTGGTCTTCGAGCTCGGCGTAGGTGAGGCCGAGCCGGGCGAGGGAGGTGCGGACCGCGGCGTGGAACTCGGCCTCGGTCACCTCGGTGATGACGTCGTCGGATTCGTTCTGCATAGTGCTTCCCTTCACGCCGCGGCCTTGGCGCCGAGCCGGTCGAGGATCGTCGTGAACTCGTGGATGGCGGCAAGGTCCGACACCTCGCCGGCACTGCTACCGGGCGGTACGCGGATGCCTTTGACCCGGCAGTAGTTGAGCTGCTTCACGCTGGCCGGCCGGTCCCGCCAGGTGGCGGCGCGGGTGGCAAGCCACCGGCTGCCCATGGCGCGGGCCTGCTGCTCCAGCCAGGCCTTCGCGGGTGCCAGCGGCAAGGGCACGTCGTTCTTCGGGCCGACGATGCCGTTGGTCAGGTCGAACCGGCGCAGCCAGTAGGTCCGGTCGACCGGGTTACGGACCAGGAAGACGAAGGTGGCGTCCGCGACTGGGATGAACCACACTCCGGATGCCGTCTTCAGCCAGCGCGTCGAGGACCCGTGGAACAGGTCGATCTCCTCCACCTGAATCCGGGAGAGATCCAGGTGCCGCTTCTTCTTCTCCTCCGCCTCCCGCACGGCCTCGCGAAGTGTCTGTTCCTCGTCCTGCATGACCACGTCGCGGCCGGTGAGGTCGACTATCGACGCGAGCTTGTGCTGGGTGGAGGCGCCCATGACGTCCAGGACCAGGGCGTCCTTCTTGCCGGTCTCCGGGGACAGTCGCAGGGCGCGGCCGACCATCTGGCAGTACAGGCCCGGGGACTTGGTCGGGCGGGCGATGACCGCGCACGACGTCCACGGCGCGTCGAAGCCTTCCGTAAGGACCATGCAGTTCGTCAGGACCTGTACGTCACCCGCGCGGTACTTCTGTAGCGCGGCGGCGCGGTCGTCGCGGGACATGTCGCCCCAGACGGCCGCGGCCGTGATGCCGGCGGCGGTGAAGGCGTCGGCCATGGACTTCGCGGTCTCCACCGTCGGCGTGAAGACGACGCCGGGCCGGTCGGTCGCATGCAGCCGGTAGGCCTCGGCGACGACCTCGGCGGCGCCGGAGTCGTCCAGGGCGTGACCGAGCTGGCCTTCCTGCAGGTCGCCGTTCCGGGTTCGTACCGAGTCCAGGTCGAGGCCGGGTACGGTGACGCGCTTGCCGCGGACGTCGCACAGGTAACCGTCCTCGATCATCTCCAGGATGTCGAGGGTGAACACGACCTCTTCCCAGACGTCGGCGAGTCCGCCGTCCTGTCGGGTCATGGTCGCGGTGAACCCGGCCACCGGGATTCCGCGCCAGGCACCGAAGTGCTCCAGCACCGTCATGTACGAGCGGGCGGCGGCATGGTGGCACTCGTCGACGATGACCAGGCCGATGCCGGTGATGGCCCGTCGGCGGCGTTCGACCGCGAGGGTCTGGATGCTGGCCACAACGACGTCGACGTCCTGGTGCTCGTCGCGTTCGGCCTTGACGATGCCGACACGGAGCGCGGGGGCGACGGCCTTGATCTTGTCGGCGGCCTGGGTGAGGAGTTCCTCGCGATGGGAAATGACCAGGGCGCGCTCGCCGCGGGCCGTGAGGACAACAAGCTGATCGAGGATGAGGTTGGAGAAGACGACGGTCTTCCCAGCTCCGGTCGGAAGGACCACGGCGAGCCGGTTGTTGGCGCTCGTTGCCCAGCCGGTGGTGAGGGCGTTGATCGCCTCGGTCTGGTACGGGCGGGGCTTGAACGTCTCAGGCAGTTCGGACATCACGGTCACCTCGGTTCGCAAAGTCGTGGGGTTCGCAGGGGCCTGGACCGGTCTTGGGACCGCTTTTTCGGGCCACTGGACCGCCTTGAAAAGCGGATCGGTCCAGGCACGAATGGGCCCTGAGCTGCGCGTTTCGTTCGCCAGGGCGCGGGGTGGACCGATTGGCCCGGTTTTTCGGAGACATAGGGCGGAGATCTCGGTGAGAGACCTTCACGCGCTCTCCCTGGACTGTCGCGCAAGGGTGTCGCCCCAATCGCGTGTGTCTAGGTAGAGAAATCGGTCCAATCGGTCCAGTAGATAGAGAGATAGAAAGAAGTCCCAGCTCAGCCCGTGTTTTGCCCTGGACCGATCCGTTTTCAGAACCGGTCCAGTGGACCGGAAAAAGCGGTCCAGCCAACCCGGAATCGGTCCACGTGTTCAGATCCATCGGGTCAGCGCCTCCACCTTCAGGTGCAGCACGCGCTGCCGCGCGCCCCCTGCGCTCACCCTCGTCGTCAGGTGGCCCGGGTCTGCCGAGGGCAGCAACTCGGCGGCCAGGAGCGCCTTGTGGACTCGCGTCGGGCTCGTCTGCAGCGGAGTGCGCATCCGGTCGGCCTGGGCGACGGCCGCGGTGTATGCCGCGCCCGGGTCCAGGTAGAGATCCGTCCCGGACACCCAGCCGATCTTTTCGCCGCGCGCGGACAGGCGGTCCATGTCGTCCCGCGCCCAGCCCCAGTGCGTCGCCTCCGTCTGCGGAGGGACGCCGTCGGAGTTCAGATCGGCGAGGTAGGCGCGGCCGGACGTGAGCGCCGTGCGGATGGCCTTCAGGTAGATCGCCTCTGCAGACAGCGACTTCGTCTCTGCGGACTGGACCGCCGAGCCGTCGAGCAGCGCGGTACGGCACCGCTGGTAGACCGCCGCCCACTCCTCCTGGGTGATGGCGCCGATCTGCCGGGCGTACCGCAGGAACCAGCGCAACCCGAGCAGCAGGCCGGCGACGGCCTCCGGGGCCCGGGAGTGTCCAGTCACGTCCTTGGCGACCGCGTCGCGCCCCTCGGCCAACTCGGCTTTCAGCTGGGACGGCCAGTCTTCGGCGGTCTCGTACTGCTCGGCGAGCCACTGCACGTACCCGGACATGGCCTGCGCGTATACGCCTTCGTCGGCGGTCCTCTGTGCGGGCGTGAGGCGGTCGCTGGTCACGTCGTCCTTGACGATCTCGACGAGGTTCGTGCGGGCCTGGAGGGACTGGCCGGGAGGGACGTCCTCCCCGGTGCACACCACTTGGGCGCGCGGGTACAACTCCGGGCGCACAGTGCCGTCGACGCGCATCCTGGAACGGCCGGCGCTGTTTGCTGCGCCGCGCACGAGCCTCTCGACCTTCTCGTTCAGCTTGGCCAGATCGGTCTTGGTCGCGGCAGCCTGCGGGACGTAGTCGTCGACGACCATCACGACGTTCGCGAGCTGGAAGGCGATGCCCTCCATGGCGTTCGCGGTCGACTGCCAGCCGGTGGGGAAACCGCGGACGGTCAGCTCGGGGCCGAAGTGCTGAGCGAACAGGGCGGCGATGTGACTCTTGAACGCGCCCGTTCCGCCGAACGTCCACAGCGTGGTTTCGGGCTGGAGCGGCAGCGGAGCCCGGTAGGTGGCGCACAGCTGAGGCGCCATCACCTTGTCAGGGCCCAGATCGAGCAGAGCCAGCGACGCCCTGACCGCGTCGACGCTCTGGCGCTTGTCCGGGGCCGGGAGCGCGTACCGGTTGAGCTTCTCGGTGCCCAGGTCGACGGCGGTGGCCTCATCCATGCCGTCCGCGCCGAGGGCCCCGGTGTGGGTGAGGAACACGCGCCGTCCGTCGATCTCGGTCCAGCCGGTGAACGCGTAGGTGGTGCGTTCCTCCACCATCCCGAGGCTGAGGAACTGCGCGGCAGCGACGACGTGCGCCTCGTCCCGGGAGCAGGGGTAGATGATGCCCCGGCCCCCGATCGCGTCGTAAGCCCAGTCACGTGCACTCTTCAAGCCGGCCTTGGTGACCTGCACGGTCCCTTGGGCGCCGTTGATGCTGCTGGTGACGTTCAAGGTGAACAGCTTCTGGGTCTCGGCTCCGGTGTGCCGAGTGACTTCCTCGGTGATCGTGGGAACGAAGTTCGCCAGATGGAGAGGGCCGAAGTGGCTGTTGACGTACAGGCCGCCGTCGTCGGTGTAGTAGGGCGCAGGGGGCGCCTCGGGAAGCCCGCCCAGCAGGTCGTCGGCTGCTGCCCGCGCCTGTGCGGAGAGAGCCGTGCGAGCCTCTCTGAGCGCGTCGTTGAAGTCGCCCGGCTTCACGACTTTCGCGGCGATGAGCGCGTTCTTGTAGGCGCGGATCTTGATGTCGCCGTGCGGGATCGCCCACCGGACGATGCTGTAGATGAGGTTCTGCCGGTCCTCTTCGTTGTCCATGCCGCTGAACAGGGCGATGGTGGCGGCGAGGTCCCTGTAGTCGTCCGGCGGCTCGTTTTCCTCGTCGTCCGGCAGGTCTTCGGCGGCTGTCGAGTCGTTGATGGTCACTTACCGGCCTCCCGGTACGAGGCGCGGATGATGGTCATGGCCAGCTCGTTGTCGAGCCCGGCGCGGACGGCCGCCTTACGGAAGGCGTCAGCGACGGCCTTCGGTGCGACGTTGGCCTCTCGGCCGGCCTCGAACCCGTTCCGTGCGGCCCATTGGAGGAGCCCGGCAGTGTCCGCCCCGTCCGCCCCGGCAACTTTCGTAACCAGCGCTCTCAGCCGCCTCGCCGGGTGCACGTAGGTGCGGGTCTGACCTGCCCGCCCTGGGTGTTGCTGGCCTTTGCTGGCATCGCCTGCGGTGGCTTGCCGGACGTCGTCGAGTACGGCGACCGGGAGGGCCTGCGCGGCACTGCTGGCCTCGGCGCGGCCGTGCGCGGCGCGGATGATGTCGCGGGAGGCTTCGGACTCGTTGCCGCCGTGGTGCAGCGCGGCGAACAGCTGGCCCGGGGAGAGGACGTGGCCGACTGCGGAGGGTGTGACGCCCGGGAAGTTGTCGGTGCGGATGGTGACCGCGGCCCCGCCCTTGTGGACGGCGACACCGTCCCGTGAGCAGCCGTCCGCCCAGCCGGGTCGGTACCAGCGCTGGCAAGCGCTCCCGCAGTACGAGCAGCTTCCGGGGTACTGCTCGGCGTAGGTGGCGCCGACGTATTCCAGGATCTCCCCGCAGCAAGCGTGATCGCCGAGGATCTCCATCGGGCCGCGCCCGCCCCACGTCTGGGTGCCCTTCGGCCGCTCTGGCCGCGCCGTTACGGGAGGCGGCGTGCGCTTCGTGGGCTTGGGCGCGAGGCGCGCGGCGAGTTCGAGGATCTGCTCAAGGCTGTAGCGCGGTCCCCCGTCGCGGACGACACGGCACATCGCCTGCGGACGGCCGGGCTTCCGGTTGATCGTTCCTGGTACCCGAAGTACGCGGGCGAGGTCCTTCACGCCAGTGCCGTAGCCGACGCCCATCCTCTTCGCGCCGCTGAGGTAGATGGACTGCCAGGCCGACGAGACCTCGACCGCCTCGTCGAAGGTGATGTCCTTACCGATGACCACCGGTCGGTCGAACTCGTGCCAGTGGTAGAGGCCGCCACCTGAGTGTTCCTCTCGGGTTGCTTCCGGGAGGCCGCCGAAGCGGGGGATGTCCCGGGCCTCGTCGGCTGAGGCCGGGAGGTTTTCGGCCTTGTGCAGGGAGTTACCGAAGTCGATGTCCGACCACAGGCCGAACATGGCCACGGAGTCCCGTGCGCTGCCGCGAGTGCCCAGCGGGAACCGGCTGTTGACCGTGGTGACGCGGCAGTAGATTCCTTCGACTCCGGCGCGGTCCTGGTCGAGGATCCAGGCGACGGCGTGGTTCAGGTCGTCGGTCTGGATACCGGTCCAGTTGCCCTTGCAGCAGACGGACACGAGGCCGGCGGCGTCAAAGCGGGGGGAGAGCCAGGCGCGGACGATGCCCGAGTCCGCGGCCAGCTGCTCGACAGGGTTGTTCACGAACGTATCCCTTGTGCTGGATCTGGTGGTGGTCCGTGAAGCCGGGGGCGGGTCGGGGGGATTGACCCGCCCCCGGCGGCCTGTCAGCCGGTGCCGTCCGCTTCGTCGAGGGCGGGGCCACGGCGGGCTTTGCGGAGCGCCTCTTCTTCGGTGAGGTCGCTGGAGAACATGTCCCAGGCGCTGTGACCGGTCGGGGTGCCGTCCGCGTGCACGGTGGGGCTGTTCTTGAGCTTGTCGCCGAAGACCTTCTGGAACATCAGGCCCATGTGGTCGCCGACGTTGTCGAGGAACTCCTTGCCCCACGGGGAGCTGCACAGGAGGGCGGGGAGCCGGTCCTGGCTGACCAGCCAGTCGCCGGAGTGCGACCACTTCTGGCCGTTCGCGTCGGGCTTGGCCTCGGGGTCGTCCTCGCTGAGGTCGAGACGCAGGTCGATGTAGCCGAGGAGGCATTCCCAGCCGAGCCGGCCGTCGCCGCGCTCCTCGTCATGGTTGCGCTGGTCCTCGATTGCCCAGCTGTGCTGCTGCTGCGCCCAGGCGTGAGCCTTGTGGAGCGGCCAGCCCAAGGCTTCGGCGACGTCGGAGAGAAGCAGGTAGTCGTCGTCCTTCGTGATGTACACGATGGGCGCCTCGCCGAATCCCGCGAGGTCGACAACTCGCCCGGCCCGTGTCGGCCCGAACGTGGTGACGGCGCCGATGCGTTCCAGGGCAGCGACGACCCGGGCGGTCTGTTCTTCAGGCCCCTCGTTGAGCAGGAGGGCGTCGTGTTTGGCAACGACCCTTTCAGCGAACGGGGTGTGGATGGAGAGGATCACTTCGCCTCCCGCTTCTGCAGCTGGTCGAGGACGTGGGCGGCGCGGTCCACCTGTCCGGCGAACCGGTACAGCTCGTCGGCCTTCCGGCGGACCTCGGCCGGGTCGGAGGTGCGCAGCAGGGTCGCGTCGGAGCTGAGGTCGTAGGTGAAGAGCACCGCCTTCACCGGTTCGCCGGGTTCGGCGTAGACCTCGACGACCAGGTGCCCGCCGTCGTCTGTTCCGAGGTCGCCCACCTCGACCGCGCAGACGTCGTCCTCGACGCAGTAGCCGGTGCAGTCCGGGACGCGGTGCCCCTCGTCGGGGATGACCGGCTCGGGTCCGGGCGGCTCGGGCACCTCGACGGTGCCGGTGAGGTCGAGGGCCCAGTCGAGGAACGCGGCGTGCAGCTGCTCGCGGCAGGCGAGCCACCGGTCGATGGCGGTGTTCGCCGTGAGATAGCCGACGCGGCGCGGGTCGGTGTCCGGCAGGTGGCGGATGCGGTCGAAGTCGGCGCTGGTGACCGTGGTGTCGAACCGGTCGATTGCCTTCTTCCAGGACTCCAGCGTGCCGTACAGAGACTCGGCGTGGTTCTGTACTGCTTCCGGGTCCTGGGCAGTCTCCAACTGGCGGAGGCTGTCGCCGGTGAGCCCGTCGAAGCGGGCCGCGTAGCCGGCGGTCTCCAGCAGGTAGAGGGACACCGTGTCGACGCGGTGGGTGAAGCGGTAGGGGGCCAGGCGGCCGGGGATACCGGCCGCCGTCGCCTGCGTCAGAACGGTCACGACTGCACCTCCGTGACCTGCGTGCGCATCAGGCGCAGCTGGTGGAGGAAGAGCGCGGTGTCGGAGATGAGCTTGTCGAGATCCTTGCCCTGGACGATCGTGCCGTTGCCGTCCGCCCCCGTTAGGGAGACGACCGTGGCAGGGGTGCCGTCCTCGGTGCTGGCCGCGAGGCGAGCATCGACGAGGTTGCCCCGGACCGAGTCGACGCCGTCGGGCGCGGGCAGGGCAACCCGAGGCCCCTGGTGCTCGATGTAGACGCCGTCGTCACCGCAGAGCGTGAGACACGCCCCCGCCTGGCACCAGGGGTAGTGCTCGTCCTGCGGAGCGTTGGCGTACTTCTGCATGCCCGCGTGCCACTCGCGGAGTGCGGCGAGCGGGTCCTCGGCGCCCGCGAACAGATCGGTGAGGCGGTCGGCGATCTCGGCGAGCAGCTGCCTGCCCACCTCGTTGAGGGCGCCATCCTCGTTCTTGATCGAGCGGGCCCGCCGCTGCTGACCCTCGAAGGCGAGGGCGAGCTGCACGCCCTCGTCGATCTTCTTGTGTGCCTCGGCGGCCTGCTCCATCACTCGCGCGGCGTCGACCTCGTCGACGGACTCGTGCGGGTCGGTGGCCGAGCACAGTGTGGGCTGGCCGGTGTCCAGGTCGTTCATGACCAGGACGAGGAAGTTGGTGCGGATGGACTGCTCGGCCGGGCGGACGGTGGGGACCTGAACCCCACCGGACGTTGCGGCCGTTCTTGCAGGCTGTACGGTTGTAGCCATGAGCGTCTCGTTTCCTACTTAGCCGTGGGACTGGATTGCTCGACTGGAGGAGCCGCCTCGCACGCGGCTCCTTCGTCGTTTCCGGTCGTCGATCCCGCCTCGCACGCGGGACCGGCGCCGGTCTCCTTCGGGACGAGCCCGAGGAAGCGATGAAGGTCGACGAGCCTGCATACGCGGCGTCGCCCGAGGCGGATGACCTCGATGGGCAGCCTGTTCTCGGCTGCCAGCTGATACGTGGTGCTTTCCGAGAGGGCCAGGGCCCGGCCGACGGTCGGCCACAGGGGGACGACGGCGGGCAGGTCGAGGATCTCGGCGATCGTGAGGGCTGGCGCGGTCACGCCGACGCCTGGATCTCGGCGGCCTGCCGCTCGAACTCCTCGCAGTTGGCAAGGGAGTAGAGGACTCGACGGCCGATCTTGACGCCCTTGGGGCCGTAGTTCCCGACCTGCCTCCACCACCGAACGGTTGCTGGTGAAGTCCTGTAGCGAGCGGCCACCTCTTCCGTGGTCAGAAAGAGGTGCGCGGGCTCTGTGACGCTCACCTGGGGGGACGCGTGTTCTCGCCCCATAATTACCTCCTGGAGGTTCGGGCTTGCTCGTAAAGGTATACGCCCCAATGCGCTCTGGCCGCAACCTCCTGGAGGTAGTACCTTGCCGCCATGGGTAATCAACAACGTCCGTGGATGTTCGCTGAGGATCGGTTCGGCCGGCGCCTGCGCAAGGAGCGGGAGGACCGGGGTATGACGCAGGTCGACGTCGCCCGCGTGCTCCAGGAGGAGCACGACCTGAAGCTGCATCCGACGGCCATCGCCAAGATGGAGCAGCGGAGCGCGGACAAGCCTCGCGTGATTCGGCTGAGCGAGGCACGAGCCATCGCCGACATGTTCGGGCTGACTCTGGACGAGATGACGTCGACCGCCGACGAAGAGATCCAGGCGCTTGCCAGGGAGTTTGCCCAGCTGGGGAAGGAGGCGGACGCTCTGCGCTCGACAACCAGGGAGGCAATGGAGCGCCTGGAGTCACTTGCCAGCTCGCTCGCAGTACCGGAAGACGAACTCACCCCCGCCATCCGCCAAGCCCGACAGCAGATCGCGAGTTCCCTCAATGCCCTGGAGGGAGAACACCTGACAAGGGTTCAGATGGGGCAGGAATTCATCCGCGACCTTCGGCTCAAAGTAATGCAGGCTTCGGGTCTGGACGCTCCCGATTCATCCGTGGAAGGCCTACGCGGATTGCAACTGTCTGCACATGCGGCCCACTGGATGCGCGTGCTTTACCGGCTCTACCCAGGCATTTCAAGGGCCGAACTCGCCCAGGCCATCCGTGCCGACAAGCTAGACGTCAACACCAGGCTCGCGGCCATGCTGGAGCCCCCGGACGACACTGGGACGAACTGGGCTCTAGCTGCTGTCTTCGCGCACGGCCTCTGGGGGCACGGAGCAGCGGAGGAGCTCGATGACCGCGTCGCTCGGATGATGCAGGAGAACCCGCACCGCAGTATCAAATTCACCCGGCATGCGGCATTGACGGAAATGGCCCTGGAAGTGCAGCAGGAGATGGAGAATAAGTGGGACGCCGTTGGCGAGGCAGGGCGAGGGCTTGATCTGATCTGGCGGAATCCGGAGGAGCTAAAGAGGTGGATCGAAGAAACGAAGGCCGAAGATCCAGGCATGTGGAATAACACCAGCGGTGCAGAAGGGGAGCTTCCGTGAAAGGTTCGACGTACCGCCGCTGCTATTGCCGAGACGAGAGCGGCAAGGTGCTGGGCAAAGCGTGCCCGCTGCTGTCCAGCCGCCGGCACGGGGTGTGGGCGGTACGGCAGGAGTTGCCGCCGCGCGAGGACGGGAGCCGACGCTCGTTCTCCCGCAGCGGCTACGACACCGCCAAGGACGCCCAGGGCGACCTCGACAAGGTGCGCGCCCTCCTCGACCTCTCCCCCGGCGACGACCAGGAAGCACAGACGAAGATCGGCGATCTGCTGGAGCAGGTCAGCAAGAACAAGAACGCCCCGCTGCCCGACCTCTCCGAGACCCGCCGCCGGTTCCGCGCCGGCCAGCCGCTCACGTCGAAGCTGACAGTCGGGGACTGGCTGGATGAGTGGTGGGAGTCGAAGAAGCGGAAGAAGTCCACGCTCAACGGCTACAGCTCCCACATCCGCGTGTACCTCAAGCCGGGCATCGGCCACATCCTCCTCGACCGCCTGAACGTCGGGCACCTGGTGGAGTTCTTCGACGCCATCGACACGGCCAACGAGACGATCGAGGCGGAGAACCAGCGGCGGCGCGAGCAACAGGCCCGCGCGAAGTGGGGGAAGAACTCACGGCCGCCGGCCGCGGAGACGGCCCGGCTGGCGGCGGAGCGGGCGAAGCTGGACGCGCTCCCCCCGTACCGGCGGGTGACCGGCCCGGCGACCCAGCAGCGGATCCGGGCGACCCTGCGGTCCGCGCTCAACTCGGCCATCTCCCAGCAGCTGCTGACGTTCAATCCGGCCGCGCATGTCGAGCTCGCCTCGGGCAAGCGGCCGAAGGCGGTGCTGTGGACGCCCGAGCACGTCGAGCGGTGGCGGGAGACGGGTGAGAAGCCGTCAGGAGTCATGGTGTGGACGCCGCCTCAGGTGGGCGAGTTCCTCGACCATGCCGAGGGCGACCGCTTGTACGCCCTGTTCCACCTGATCGCGTTCCGGGGGCTGCGCCGCGGCGAGGCGGTAGGCCAGGCCTGGTCCGGCATCAACTTCGCGAAGGCGCAGTTGACGGTCGCCAAGACGATCATTCAGGACGGGTGGACGCCGGTGGAGAGCGATCCGAAGACGGAGGGCAGCGCGGCGACGATCGCTCTGGGGCCGGCCACGCTCCAAGTCCTCGCGGATCACCGCGTGCGTCAGCAGACCGAGCGTCAGGCGTACCTGGAGAAGGGCCTCCCGTGGCAGGAGACGGGCAAGGTGTTCGTCGACGAGGACGGCGGCTGGCTGCACCCGGAGAAGGTGTCGGACGTCTTCCGCCGGCTGTGCCGGGAGGCCGGTCTGCCCCCGATCAACCTTCGTGATCTTCGCCACGTGGCAGCAACTCTCATCCATGCGGGCGGCGGTGACCTTCACGCGATCAAGGAGACGCTGCGGCACGGGTCGATCCAGTTGGCGGGCGACACGTACACCAGCCTGCTCCCCCAGGTCGACCAGGAGGTGGCCAGGAACGCCGAGAGCATAGTTCCGCGCGCCCGCCGTCCACTGCCTTCCGACACGGCCGCTCACGCATCGCTCACGCAGGACCCCCGAAACGCCGGAGCGCCCCAACAGGTCTAA